GCGCCCATATCGTTTTGAGCGCGTTGGGGGCGCAATCGAGAAATTCATCAAAGAGTTCGAAGACGCCGGCTTCCATGAAGGCATGGACTAGGACGGCGATCCTGGGCAAGGAGGGAAAGTGCCATGACGGATCTGATGGACGAGATCCCGCCGGACTGGTGGGAGAACCATAGCGGTCAAGCGTCGGTTCTCGATTACGAGAAAGTCGGCAAGCTGATCGTGGCAGCTAGACTATGCTACGAAGAAATGCGCCATACCGTGGCGCCGCGCGACAGCTTCACCGACGCGCTGGACGCCTTGGACGCCGCCCTCTACCCACATACTCGGTGACCCTGAGACAGCAAAAGAGAGGACTACATGGTGTCAATTTCGCAGTGGGGTATGTTTCTCGTAGACTTTGAAAGCTACGGGAAGTTGATGGGATGCGGCGGCGTTCGCATCTATCTGGCTAATCAGGGCCACCCCTGAGGAAATGAGCATATGGATAAGTTCGGAGCTGGTCTTGCTGTAGCCGTGTTCGGGATATTCATCCTGGGGATCGCACTGGCGGTTCTCACATCCTATTCCTCCTCGGGAGGCCAGATCGCGTAATCGTGCAAGACGCCATCGGCGCGCAGCGAAAGACATGAGCTTGGCTCTGAAAATGGAGCCCCGTTTACGACCTCGCCGTAATAGGCCACTACGCTCTGCCCAAAGATGTCGGGCCGAGGCGGGTAAGTAAATGTCCCTCCAGGCTCAACGTTGGCTGCGTAGTCTGCATTACAACCGCTGGCATAAGCCGCCGCTTGGGTCTCTTTGCCGATGGGGAAAATTACAACCTTTGACATTATGGCATCCTTCTGGGCAAAGCCCATGTGAGTAAAGCAGTTGCTTGGTCGGTGGAAAGCTGCGCAGTGATGATGAAGTCCCTTATCTTGCCGTTGTAGAACGATGCGCCAGAGGCCCCTCCAGGCGATGCCCCGATAACTACGCGAGTTGTATCAGTTGCCGGGACGACACTTGCCGAGCCATCATTGCTGGAGTTCAGCGTCTGTGTGGTCTGCGTTGCAGTAACGCGACCGCGATGAACAAATCTTCCAGAGAAATCTACCGTCGTTCCACTTGGGCCGGTCGCTCCGGCTCCATCGCCAGCGATCACTTGTCCCCGGTTAACTCCTGATGTCACGATGCGGTTGAGCCGGCGGCTCGTAGCGTTTAGGCTTCCGTAACCTCCGGCACATCGAACAGAAGTGTCAGCCGCCAGCGCATCTTGAGAGACGATCGCCCACAGTTCGCTTGGACTTGCGCCGCTGGGAAAGGGCTGGCTCGCCAATACCAAAGCGTCGTCAGTTCCGTCGAATGTCAAGCCAGGTGCGCCATTAAAACTCGTTGCCGAGTACACTGGCCTAGACGCGCTAACTCCCTGCGTTACATCGTAGGCGTTTTTTACGTCCTTCCAGCTAGTCACCGAAGCGCCGGACAGCGTGATAAGGTCTGGCCGGTCTGCGGTCCACCAAGCAAGTAACGACGTTCCTAGGGAAAGCGGGGACCAGCTCACTGTCCCAAGGACAGCGTTGGAGGGGGCGTAGCTGGTCGGTCCAGCGATCGGGTACGAGACGCCGTAGGTCGGAGCCATCGGCGTACCTCAGTAGCTTTGTTTCGCCGATTGGACCCCGGCGGTAACACTCGGCGAAGTGGCGCCCGAGACGTTGACGCGCACCTGGCACTTCGGAAGTTCGAAACCTCCGCTGCCGTTGGTGGTGAACGTGCAGTACGTGTCGCCCGAGCGGTCGACGTCCATCCAAGTGGTGCCGTCGTCGTAGCTGGCCTGAAGCTTGTAGGTGCCTGATCCGAACGTGCCGAAGACCGTGAACACGCCGCGGCCGCCCGGCCACACAATACCAGACGTGCTGGTGTTGCTGCTGATCGTCCACTTCATCGAAACAGGAATGGCCATGCGGATCTCCGCTCCAGGAACCAGGAGTAGAGCTCGTTAAAGCCGCCTAGCGTTTCGTATGAGTCTCACCGACCCATTTTCCAAGTCAGTGAATTGTCTGCTCTTCCCAGTCCGCAAGGTCGATAGCGAACCAACCCGTCCCGTCGGGGTTCTCGGCGACAGCGCTGACGGCTTTGTCGATGTCGTCGACCTCGTTGCCGTCGACGTCAAAGTAGCCCTCGAACTGCGCGACCCGGCCATCCGTGAGCACGATGCAGCGCATCTTGCGGCTGATGGCGGCGATCATGGGTTACCTCGCATGGTAACGGCGCAGACGATCACCACGATCATCAGCAGGATGCACACCGGCCCAAGCAGCTGCAGGAACGCCATGCCGGCCTCCCAGTAGCGCGCTAGGGCTTGTTCTGGGCGGCGACGACGTTCGCAGCCTGGCTAGGCGTAAGCCCACTCTCTGAGCTCCCCTGCGAGCTGGCGGGCTCGTCCAAAGGGGGACCACCGTTCGTCATGCTGCCCAGCGCCGCTGTCAGGTCCGCGTTGGCCTGGTCGAGCTCGACGATCATCGACTCGACTTGGGCGACGGTAGCGCTCACCCGCTGCGCGGAGTCGTTCATGCGCTCGGCAGCGGTGGAGGCGGTTCGGATCGCTTCCTTCGCTCGCCGCACGGTATCGGCCAGCCCCTTGACTTCGACAGACATGCGATACTCCCGCTCGAGCTCCTGCGCCGAGACCACCACCTCACCAGCGAACAGAAGCCACCGGGGGTGCGTCTCGGACCACATACTCGAGCAGTAGTCCGCGGGAGTTACGTGTGAGTCTCAGTGGGGGCGTTTATTTCGCGGCGTCCGGCGCACGAAATCCTCAACCCATTCGACCGGCATCTTGAAGGTCTTGGCGATCTCGCGCTCGGTCGTACCATTCAACCATAACACCCTCATATACGCCTGCATCCGCTCGGGGACGTCCTCAGGCTTTGAGAGCTCCTGGAGCACCCAGGTGAAGAACGGCGGTTTGGGCGGCGGCGTGTTGTCGTTCAATTCGTTTTCTCCTCGCTTACCCGCGCTTTGCAAGCGCGTGACGCTCGGAGGCGCGAGTGCATAGAGCGCTTGGTGGAGCGCACTATAACATTCACGAGACTCTCATGTAACCTATGGTTTTAGGGTTCGGGGGTTTTTTCCGGCAGGTGGTACTGCAAGTACAGCCGCACGGCGTGTTGGCGCGTCATCGCGAGCAGTTTGCCGTGTGGGCTGTTGTAGAAGCCGAACTCACTGAAGCCGAACAGGTCGTAGTCGCGCAGCGGCTCCCACTCAAACCCTAACAGCATCGCAGCCGTCAGTGCTTCCTCGTCTGTGAGCTCTTTGTGGGTCATAGGGTGAGCGCTTCAATGTATTCGCGGTCGCGCTCTTCTTGGGTTTTATGGTGGTATTCGAGGTAGTCAGCCAACGCCCTTAGGGTTTGAGGGTTGTCATCGGCGTGACCCAGGGCAAGGTTGCACTTTCGGCAGAGAATGCCGCGGATCTTTCCGGTCGCGTGGCAGTGATCGACGCACTGGTCGCCGGTCACGTCTCGAGAACAACCCCTACATTGAAAACTTTGAGCCCTGATCATGGCCTCGACCTGTTCTGGGGTCAGGCCGTATTTTTCTTTTAGCCGCTCTGCACGGGCGGCGGTTGCGCGCGCTTCGGGGTTTGCATGCCGCCGCGCCTTCTTTTTCTCGTTGTGTTTCTTCCCGTACTTTCGAAATTTCTCCGGGTTGTTCGCTCGGTAGGCGCGCATGTACTCACGCTGCTTTTCCTTGTTGGCGTCGTACCAGGCGCGCCAGGCGGCGTTCTTTTCTTCGTTTGTTTGGGTCATGAGCTACCCAAACAAACAAGAGTTACCTGTGAGTCGCAAAATCCGACCTTTCCGAAAATAATTTCGGTTTCACGAAAATTTAGCTTGTCCCGAAACCCCGAAACACCTTAGAACGTTTCGCGAACGTTTCGGGAAGGTATCATTCGGTTTTGGGGGAATTTGTATTTCTGGAGCCTCCAACAAAGGGCGGCCCCCACCGCCGGGGGGCCTGTCCATGTCACCCCGGCACCCCTCCCCGCACCTTGGTTGTAGGATCGGATGGTTACCCGGTGGGGTTGCTTCCCCGCTCCTGAGATGAGGCTCGCGACCGTAGGGCGCCGCAAGGTGGACCGAACAACGCGCAAGGCCCGGATTGAGCCGGGCTGTCCAGATCGTAACTTACCTTGGGGTCTTATATTCCCCACCCTTTTGGACCGGTGGCCGCCCCGCGCAAATGCGATGAGCCATAATTACCCGCGAGGGTAAGCCTAGGACGGGAACAAACCCTTGCACCATCTTACGTGGTGCCCGGTCGCGGAAAGCGATCGCGAGGTTTGAGGCGGCCCGATCCGCGAAACCATCAGACCGTCGGATGGCTGGAGCAATCCAGATGCCACCATCCGATGGTTTGATGCTGTGATGGCTTGCGATTACCGCGGCCGCTCTGTGAGCATAAGCCCGCTCCTCGTTGAGCCATCGCACCATCAAACCAAAAGGTGATCTCATGGTTACATGGTCACGCGATCAATCCAACTCGTTTGGGAGTATCGCAGGTGCGAAGAGCAAGACGATCTCATCGAAGAGCTCCGCGCATCTGGCGACGCTGAGCACCAAGCAGAAGTCTTACCTGCGAAAGTTACGCGGTGTGAAGAACAGGTTCGCCGAAGACAAGCCGGCGAAAGAGTACACCGCGGAGGTGCGTGCCGAACGCGCCGCGAAACTGTCGGAGCTTCCGCGGCGCGAGGGTTACGTGGTTCGAGGGTTCGGCAGGCGGAAGTGGGGTCGTTGATGGAAGCATGATACCCTCGTAATATCATATGGTTTGCGAGGGTATAAACGTCGGCAGATCAATGATATAGGTCGATGGAACTCTTGCTTCCGAGGTTACGCGTGGGTGAAAACTCAAGCGGCATCAGTCTCTCTAAAGACTTGTATTAATATAATAATCATTTTTCTATATAGGCTTCCTATACCGGGGGTCATCCGAGGGTATCATGCTTCCGGGGTTACACCATGAAACCCTCGGACCATTCGACCCCGGACTAGCTCCCTCAAAAAAATATAGAAAGCTTATTACATTTGTTTCGGCGCGTTGATCGCGTTGACTTTTTCTTCCACGCGATACGTCTAGGCTGTGACATTACAGATGGAAGCATGAGACCCTGATCTAACCCTCGAAGGTTACATGCTTCCGCGTTGCTTCCAAAGTGATGCGAGGGTTTTATGGTTAGGTTCTTCGACAGTGGCATATGGACTTGCGGCGTAGGCACTGTGCCTGAACTGCCAGGCGTCTATGCGCTCAGCTACGACGGCAAGGGTGTGGTCTACATCGGTATGACTATCGACCTCCTGCGGAGGTATCGGCAGTGGTCGACCGCGATCCACCACGTCCGACTTCGCAAGGTGAACTCCGCACTGATGTGCGCAGCCATACGTGATTGGCCTAAAGCTGGTTGGGCGTTCAGCGTGGTTGTGTCCGGTGCCGAACTAACTCGCGACGACCTCTCGAAGCTTGAGCGACGCGCGATCAGGCGCGCACTCAGCAAAGACGTCGACCTCCTCAATGTAATACTACCTGACGCGCCCAAAGCTTCCGAGCGCGTGTATCGCCCCTCCTACGCGCAGCTGAAGCGCGAGCGACTGGGGCAAAGTTACCCGAAGGTTACAGACTCAGAGCCGTAGTTCTACGGATCGTCTGTCGCGCCATCCAAATCGGACGCACTTGATACCCACAGATTACCTTCGAGGGTTACGCACGTTTCGACAACGTGGAGGAACGCTTTGACCCTGCTTATCAACTACTTTCCCTGCCCGCGATGCGGCGAGAAGTCCCGCGTCAAGCATCGCGTGACGTTCGTCACCAAGTCCGAGCTTTGGTTCGGATGCCGCAACGACAACTGCCGGCATCACTGGAAGCTTCTTGTGATGGAAGGCATGGAGCCGAAGATCGTTGCCGAGTCGCCAGCTGACGAGCCGCAACGGCGCGTGCTCGCGCATCAGGTGGCAGGCGATGTCGACATGGGTTGCCCGCGGTGCGGACGTTACGGCCCGGTCAAAGCAACCGAGCGGCGCACCGACAGCGCCACTGTGCGGCGGCACAAGTGCCCGACCGATGGGTACTACTTCAGCTGCACCGACGTGGATGGCAACGTCGAGATCACCAAGCTGCGACCGAACATGAAGGTGCGGGAAGTCGCGTAGCGCACTCACGCGCCGCACCATCACACCATTTAACCCTCGGAGGTAACTTATGCTGAACACTTTCAACCCGATGAACGACGTCATCGCCCATCTGCGCAACCACAAGATCATCGACGCGATCAAGGAGTTCCGCGCCATCTATGGTGTCGGCCTCAAGGAGGCCAAGGACGCCGTGGAAGCGATCGCTGCCGCGATGGGCGTGCGGACTGCCAACGGTTGGGTGGAGAAGCCGACCGACGCGGGCGAGTACATGGTGGTCTCCCGCCGCCACGAGACGGATTGGGACTACTGCGCATCGCATTGCGACAGCCGGGCGGATGCGGATGGCCTTGCCGCCGACGAGTGCTTGGTTGCTGCCGAGACCTACGTGGTCAAGGTCGTGGCGAAATCGGTCACCACCCGCTCCATGAAGGAAGTGGCGTGAGCGACAAGGGCGACGCGGTTACCCTGGCGCTACTCGCTGGGGTAACCTTCCGGAAGATCCTCACGTTCAACGGCCCGCACTACTATTATGTGGGTGAGGAAGGTTACGGTCGGCCCGGTTCTGCCTCGATGTCGCACCGCTCGATGCAAGATGCAGCAGAGGCTTGGCTTCGTGACTACGAAAGCCTGACGGCCAAGCGGATGCGGCGACAACAGCAACTTCGGTCAGAAGGGAGACTTCCATGAGCGCACGCAAGGTCGGCGGCATCTGGTTCTTCAAGCTGTGGCGGTTGCGGGTTAGCTTCTGTGTGGCGCGCACTCACGCCGCCTAACCATCGGACCATCAAATCATGACACCCTCAGACATCGCCAGCATGACCGACGACGAGTGCTTGGTTGCTGCGATGCTTTTGGGGTTGGAGTGGAACCAATGGTTCTCGGACAAAGGCGGGTCGTTCAACAGCATCCGGCATGGGTTTTACCGGCGGCGTTACGCCCGCGACAAATACGACGCCGCTCGTATGTTCCTGCGCGAGCGCGTAACACCACCTAACCCTCGGAGGTAACCATGTCTCTCGCCAGCAACGAAGGCGACATCGCAATCAAGGGCAAGAAGGTGGAGCACGCTGAAGCTGGCGTCGACGGTGCTGGCTACGGGTATGTGCTCATTGTATTCACCGACACGACGGTGCTCGAGATCTCCGAGCGCAAGCAGACTGGTGAGATCGGCTACGACCTGTCGCTGGCGAAATGACCGAACCGTCCGACGAGCAGATCATCGCTGATGCGATGTTGTTGGGTCTCGAGTTCGAGCGCGCCCTCCACGGGTACAGGTGCCGCACGCCCACCGGCGAATGCACCATGACCCACAAAACACAAGCGCGCGCAGCCCTTTGGGGTTTGACTTATATCAATTGGTGTTACGTTGACGGCAAGCTGACACGGCGAGCCGACGCTAAGAAAATTTTTGCGCAGCGGTCGTAAGCGCACTCACGCGCGCCACCCCCCAACTTTTTTAATCACTGATACCCACGGATGACCCTGGACGGTTACCCGTGGCGAAAGCACGTCGAAACTCCATCGCTCCCTTACCCACGGAGGTAACAAACTATGAGTTCACTGGTTCACGATACGACCAACGATACGAGGCTCAGCGACTTCAACGCGCAAGTTCGCGAGCTCGGCCGCGATGCAGCTGCGGGGAAAGATTCCCTGCCCAACCTGGCGATGGCGTTCGCCCGCGCTGTTGTCGATGGCGTGATCGATCCAGCCAAAGATTCATCGGGGAAAGACGGTGCGGCGCGCGTGTTCGATCTCTACGCGCAGGCCGAGGGCAAGAAAGCGGTGCACGATCGCACCGAAGGCGGGCTCAAGGCCAACGTCTCGAAGCTCCGCCAGATCCAGAACGCCGCGAGCAACCCGAAGTGGGACTTCGTGGACGTGCTGAACCGGGCGCACACCATCCGGCAGGACTACAAGCGCTGCGACATCGACGTGAAGCCGGCCTATGCCGCCTTCGTGGATGTTGCCCGCGAACAGCAGAAGTTCGACGACGCGCTGACCGACATGCAGATCGCCGACGTCGTGAAGAAGGGCGAGAGCAGCAAAGAGGTTACCCTCGAAGGTGAGCTCAAGCGCATCCAGAAGAAGGTGGAGAAGATCATCACCGGCGAGCTCAAGGACCACACCGGCGCGCCGCTCAAGGACCAGTCGCCCGAGCTCATCCAGGTGCAGGAGCTCATCAACCAGCGCCTCGCTGCCTTGATGGCCGTCAAGCAGGACGAGGAAGACGAGAAGGCGCTCGCCGAGATCATGGCGCGCCGCGCGTCGCGGGGTACTGCGCTGATCGAGGCGCACGCGGCGTAACTTCGGAAGTAACGAGACATCGCGGGTACGACCCCCAAGCCCACCCGCGATCAGCCGGCCGCAGCAACTACCGCCCCCATCGGACAGCTGCGGCCGGCGCCCTTAACTCGCCGCGCACTCACGCGCACATCGGACCATCTCACCATGAAACCATACGCCGCTCCCTCTCGCGATGAGATTAACACGGTCGAAGATCGAGTGGGGAACGAGTGCATAGCTCTGGCCATGCTCGCCGGCGCTGAATTTCGCTTGGAGTTCAATCACGATTCGCAAGATACGTTCTGGCATGTGTTCGAGGGCGAAGAACGCCTGACCACCGGCGGTTGGTTTAGTCAGAAGCGTGCCGCCATAGCCTACTTGATGGGTCGCGACATCCCGCTACCCGAGAAGGTAACAACATGAGGACACTCATTGAGGCGCAACGAGAGTACCATCTTGCCTATGCTGGTGCCTGCCGAGCACACGCGAACAAGTATGACGTGGGCACGATGAACGAAGAGCTGCTGGTGACACAAGCTCTTCTGGCTGGCGCGTCGTTTACGCAAGAGATGAACTACAGCAAGACCGCAGAAGGTTATCGACTTCGCTTGGGGAACGCAGATTGCGGCTGGTGGCAATCGCGCCGGCGCGCAGCCATCGTTGCTGCGTTCCTGTTCGATCTACCCATCGAAGGTAACAACATGACCGAAGAGGAAGGCAACTACTACATCGCCCTCGCAACATTGCACGCGCCATCGACCCGCGACGAGATCTGCGACGACGTCGTGAACCCGAACGCTCCCTTCATTCGCAGCGCCATCACTGACAAATGGTGGGTCGATCGTGAGCCAATGGAAGTCTACAGCCATGACTTCCCCACACGCGCCGAAGCCGCCCGCCACTACCGCCTGCATTACGGCCTGATCAAACCATAGGACCATCGAATGCTCATCATTTCCATCGTCGTCGGAGTCGCGCTCGGCCTACTATCAAACTGGGCGTTGGGTCATGAGCGTTCGGGGTGGCTGTGGTGCGCCGCGAACGCCGCAGCGTTCATCCTCTTTGGCGGCTGGCTTTCGCTGATCTTCGCCCTCGTGTGCGGCTCCATCACTGCATTCGAATACTCTGAGAGGTAACCGATGCGACGATTGTTCTACAATCATCTCGCTCGTCCACTGGCATGGGCGATCCCGATGGTCATCATCCTCGCGATGCTCGGCTTGCCGGTACTCAAGTTCTGGGTAGCGCTGTGGGCGTCGATCTTGTTGGACGTGCTGATCAACGCGCTCTTCCCCGAGTGGAAAGTTACCCCGAAGGGTAACGAGAATGCCAAGCGCTGAGGTTGACGACGACACCTGCATAACGCTGGCGCTGTTGCACGGTTGCCAATTCTACAACGTCGGAGGCACGGATTGGTACGTCCACGACGATGGGGACGATCTCCACCCGTTGGAACTCAAACGATACAACGCTTGGGAGAACAACAAGCTGCATGGACGGCGGCATTGGTGTTGGCCTTCTCGTGAGACACTCGCGCGCGACTACTGCAAATATTTTGGGTTGATCTGATGGACGCACTTCCCTTAGCCCACCAGAAGATGCTCGAGGAGTGCCGAGCTCAAGGGCTGATCAACGAGGGCAACGAGCTCACCGAAGCGGGGCACGATTATGTGCGCGCACTCATGACCCGCATCGAACACCACCGCCGCACGTCCGACGGCAAGAAGGATCAGTACCTGAAGGGGTAACCAATGAAGATGTATCGCTGCCGCGTGACCGCTGAGGTGAACATCGCCGTTGAAGCCGCCTCGCAAGCCGCGGCGCGCTCGAGCAGTCACCAAAGCGTTGTTCACCAACGCGCTGTTCAAACCAAAGGTGATCCCCAACAAGAAGCGGAAGAATATCCGCGGCAAAGTGCAGGTGGACGAATGATTGGGGTTACAGTGGCCGTCGCCAGTGGCTTAGTGGAAGTCGACGAACACAACTTCAAACGCCTGCGTCGCGAGGTACGCCGCGAACTTCGAGCCTGTCGGATACGCCTTCAGCCGTGGGGCAGCGAGTACCGCCTGATCCGAAAGCACAACAAAGGCGGCCACCGACGGCTTACCCATCTCGGTCGTGGCGATCTCGTCGAATGCTGCATGCTCGCCATGAAGCACATCACACCATCTAACCCTGAGACCCAAAAATAATTTCGGGAATCTGCTGCTTGTAACCTTCGTCAGACCCAAGCGTAACCCTCGAAAGTTACTTCAGGCTCCATCGAAACGGAGCCGATACATGACCCTAACAGTGGTCCCCAGCGAGCCGCCTCAAGAGGGCCGGAAAGACGATCACGGCAAAGACCCGTGGCACCTCGCACCCTGGGACGCCTTCCGAGCCATCATCAAAGTACTGCGCTTCGGCGCCGGCAAATATGCCCCCCGTAACTGGGAGAACGGCATGGATTGGTCGCGCCCCTACTCGGCTCTCATGCGCCACATGACGTCGTGGTGGGAGGGCGAGAAGGCCGACCCCGAGACCGGCTTCTCGCATCTATGGCACGCGGGCTGCTGCATCGTGTTCCTCATCGCGTTCGAGCTGCGCGGCGTGGGCACTGACGATCGACCCAAGCTCTAACAACCGGAGAAGTAACGTGCCCATCCCAGTGACCATCACTGATCGCTTCCGCGCGGCCTGGACAGCGTTCAAGCAGAACACCAAGCCCGATCCGGTTGCGCCGGAGAACTATCTGGCCCAGCGTCGCGCCGAGCGCGAGGCATCACTCAACAAGATGGAGCCATATGACAAGGCGCTGGTGGCCAGCATTGCCGGCGACACGGCGAACGCCGGCCGGTTACTCGACCAGGTAATGCCGGCGATCGAGAAGCTGGATCTCGAGGACCAGGCGCGTGTGATGATGCACATGTGCCAGCACAACCCTCGCATCATCACAACCACGCCCGTGAGGATGTGGGTGACGAAGCGCGACAACCTTCGCTCGCTGGCGACCCTGATCGCCCGCAAGGAAGAGATCGTGGTGGTTCGCTGATGGTGTTTGCGTTCAACCCTGACGACGGCCCCGCGAGGATCTTCCGTTATGTCGAGCCGGGGACGCTTCCCTCGCGCGACATTGTCTCGCTCTACGACAAGAGCATGAATTTGCTCCTCATCGACAAAGCGAACTTCGAGCAGCTGTCCCCGATGCAGAAGCATCTGGTGCTGCGCACGCACGAGCCCTGCATCGAGGTCGATTACTTCAAGAAGTACCGAGTTTGGGGGCTCGCCGCGTAACGCGGCGCGCACTCACGACGACCCACTACCCACCCACAACTGGAGAACTGGACTATGAAGCTCAATGACGTCGTTAAGCGCATCCCTGGTTGGTACAAGGCCCGCCACTCGATTTACCTGAAGTCGCCGCCCGGCCGCGGAAAGACCACGGTGCTCGCGCTGTCCTCGACGATCCTGTCGAAGTCGCTCGGCGGCAACTACGGCCATGTCATCATCAATGGGCCGCTGCTCACGCCCGGCGATGCCGTTGGGTATCTGATCCCGAAGCATCACGACAACGGCCGCGTTTCGTCGGTCTACACCGAGCCGTTCTGGTTCGTTACCTCCGAAGGTAAGCACATCACCGAGTACGACGGCGGCGTGATCATAGTGGACGAAGCCGACAAGATGGACACCGACGTCAAGAAGGTCATCGGCGAGGCGGCGCTGTCGGGCCGTCTGGGGCCGCACCGGCTGCCGGAAGGCTGGGTGGTCTGGATGGCGGGTAACCGCGCGCAGGACCGTTCGGGCTCCACCAAGGAGCTGGATCATCTCATCAACCGACGCATGGAGATCGACATTCAGGACGACATCGAGTCGTGGCTGGACTGGGCGAACACCAACGGCATGATGCCGTTGACCCAGGCGTTTGCGGCGCAGAACCCGCAGATCGTCTTCACCGACGGCGTGCCCGACAAGCAGGGTCCGTGGTGCACGCCCCGCTCGCTGGCGATGGCGGATGAATATATCCGCGCCGCTACCGGCAACACGGGCGATATTCCGGAAGATCCGCTGCTGATCGAAGAGGTCGCCGGCAAGATCGGAACGGGTGCGGCGACGCAGTACTTCGGCTTCGTGCGGCTGGAGCGCGAGATGCCGAAGTTCGAGAAGATCATCGCCGACCCGACCAAGGCGAAGACCCCGGAGAAGCCCGACGCGCAAATGCTGGTGGTCTACAACCTGGCGCACCGCGTCGACGCCAAGACCATCAAGCCGGTCATCACCTACGTCGAGCGGATGCCCAAGGAGTTCGCAGTGACGTTCGCCAAGGCCGCCTGCAAGCGCAACCCGGAGCTGGTCATCGACCCAGCCATGCGCGAGTGGTCCACCAAAAACGCGACCCTGATGGCCGCGCTCACGGCTTAGTCCCGCGTATGGGGGAGAGGCTTTGCCCTCTCCCCCAATTCATTCCCCTTACTTCGAGAGGTTACCATGGACTTGCGCGCTGCGAGCCCGACTTACGATCGCGTGATGAAGCAATTCGAAGCTGCGACAGAGCAGTTGATCGCGTCGGGGATTGTGGAGTTCTGCGATCCGAAAGTACTCTGGCCAACGGAGTCAGTGCCGTACGGCAACGCGGCCTGGGACAAGGCACGATCGGAGCACCGCAAACAATTGCCGCCGCTTGGAGATGTGTTCGTCCGGAAGCTCGTAAAGAAGGTCGCGAAAGATCTAAAGCGGCCCCTCGTGACCGCCGAGACGCAGTATTTCAGCGACCGGGACGGCTACACCTTTGTTACGATAAAACGTGCGGCCGTGCGAGCGCCGCTCGTGGCTCAGTTTTTGGTGCTCCTCGACGGCAACCACACGACACCCCGCCGTTATGCGGGTGCAGGCGCCCCGCCCATCCAATTCGGGCAGGACAAAATCAACTGGTACATCGCCTTCAAAGGCCGCAAGGGACAGCGCGCATTTGCTGACTGGAAACAGCACTGCCTGACGCACCCCGATTGCCGGCGAGCTCTGGACTTACCGCCGCTCGAGTCCGAGCTCAAGCTCGCAGCCTGACACCCACCCGTAACTCAGAGAGGTAACGATCATGGCGCTTGGCGAATGGAAGATCACTGTGCGCGTCGACTTCGCGACGAAGCAGCAGGAAGAGACCTTCACGAAGTTCATGAAGAGCCTCGCCAAGAGCGCCAACTCCACGGTGGCGCTGCTCGCCGACAAGCGCAAGCCGCAGATCGCGTTCGAGCATGGCGACATGTTCGCCGGCTCTGAGCAGATCGAGCTTTGGACCGAAGGCGGAGACGATGGAGACGAGGCGTGAACGACGACGAGGAGTCTAGGCCGGTGTGCCCGATGTTGGGGTTCAACGACGAGGTCGTGGTTTCGGGTACGTCGTACCCCTACTATGCATGCCGCCCGATCCTAGAGCGACCTGACGTTGCCGCATGCGTGTGGTGGGACGAAGGTTACTACACTCGGCGCCATGGTTTCACAGTTGCCCTCTTCCGTACGGCGCCAGACAAGCCGCTCGGAGAAACGAGCTACTCAGTCGGGCTTACGTCTATCGGAGAGATCATGTCCGTCGACGACGCTCTCCAAGCGCAAGCCGTGATCTTCCACCTAATCGAAACCACCATCCTACCCCGAGAGGTTAACGACAATGCAGCTTGAAGCCTGCGCACTCACACCTGCCCAAGAAAAGCTCTGGAGCGATACTCGCGTCGCGCTCCTATGGCACTGCCCGGCGTTCAGCCACATCTTCTACACGATGCTGGACAACGCCGGCTCGAAGCATGTGGCGATGTTCACCAAGGACGTCCCGATCGCGGCGACCGACGGCGTGAACCTGCTCCTGAACCCGGAGACGTTCTTCAAGTACAATCTCAATGAGCGCATCTTCATCTGCGCCCACGAGATCATGCACTGCGTCTGGAATCACTGTGGCCTGATGCACGGCTTCCAGCGCCGCGGGAAGATCAGCTATCCGGATGGCTCCGAGCTCCCCTACAACCAGGAGACCATGAACGTCGCGACCGATCTCGTGATCAACGGTCTTCTGATCGAGTCCAAGATCGGCGCCTACAACAAGGACTGGCTGCACGACAAGCAGTACGCGGTCTCCACCGACTCCGCGATCGACGCCTACAAGAAGGTGTTCCAGCAGCAACAGGGCAAAGGGAAAGGCAAAGGTCAGGGACCGTCTGGCTCCGGCTTCGACCAGCACCTGGCGCCGGGTACCTCGCAGGGTAAAGACCCCTCGACGGCGACCGCCGAACGCAACGACCTGAAATGGCAGACCGAAGTTGCTGCAGCCGCTGCCGCTGCGAAGGCGCAAGGCAAGCTGCCGGCGGGTCTCGAGCGCTGGTTCGGCGAGATCCTCAATCCGCAGGTGGACTGGCGTGACAAGATCGCCGCGCTCTTCGCCAGGAAGGTGGGCTCCGGCTCATACAACTGGCAGAAGCCCGATCGTCGGCTCATCGTCAGGGACATCTATTACCCCGGAAGGTCAAGCTTCGGCTGCGGCACTGTGGTGATCGGCGTCGACACTTCGGGTTCTATCGGGCCGAAGGAGCTCGATATGTTCTTCGCCGAAATGGCGGGGATCTTGGAGGACTGCCGGCCGCAAAAGCTGGTGGTGATGTGGTGCGACGCGCACGTCCATCGTGTGGATGAAGCTGAAGAGCCGAGCGACCTCAACGTCATCCGTGCCAAGGGCGCGCCCGGTGGCGGCGGCACCAGCTTCGTTCCGGTGTTCGAGGAGATCGGCAAGCTCGGCCTCGAACCGGATTGTCTGGTGTATCTGACGGACCTCTACGGGACGTTTCCGCAGAAGGCTCCGAGCTATCCGCTGATCTGGGCCTCAATCGCCCCGCCGAATGCCGTGAAGGTGCCGTTCGGCGATCTGGTCGACCTTCCAAAACAGGCCGCCTGAGGGAGCTGTTGAACCTTTCCCCGCAGCGGCGGTGGCAACCGGCGAGCGTATGCCATCAGAGGGTCGGACATCCTCTCTGAACGGCTAGGCGACAACAAGGCGAAGCTCCTGTGCTCCCTCAAGGTAAGTGCAGTCATGCAGGCGAAGCTTCGCAAGCCACCAACTTTTCTTACTCTTGGAGGTAACGATGGCCCGTTTCTACAGCACCATTCAGGGTGGTCGTGGTGAAGCAACTCGCCTTGGGCACGCGACTAGCGGTGTTCGCGCCGCTGCCCAGAGCTTCACGGGAAGCGTGATTACTTGGATGTTTGTGGGTGATGACGGCGAGGACTGGTGCACGATCAACGTTCGGCCGGGCAGCGAGTCATATCCCGGCGGGAAACTCCTCTTCCGCGGCCCAGTCCGACAGTTACTCGAGCAATCCGCCCGCAAGACAATGCTCGAGCATCTGGTGGCCGACGTACTGGTGGATGGCTGAGCGATGGGTGGGGCTTACACGATAGCACCGATGCCGGTACTCGAGCCGCCGAAGCCAAAGCGCCGCCGCAAACGGCCGGACTACGCGCAACTAATTACTCCGCGCACCGGGCGACTTACGCCCAGCTATTGGCTCCTCAAGGAAGGCTTCGTGCAGGATGTTCAACGCGAGCGCTACGGCGGTACGAAGAAGACCGGCGTTCACTACAATTTCTGGCAGGGAGTTCGTATCGGAGCCCTCGTCAAAAAAGGCTTTCTTGAACAGCGTCAGGGGCCACGCAAGGGTGTTGTCTATCGCACCACCGGAGAAGGCGCGTTCGCAATGCTGCTCGCCGAAGGGCAGTTCGAAGCCAAGCGCGCACTCACGAAATCATAGGACCATCGCACCATGTTGCTGCGTGACCTCAAACTGAAACCTCGCGAGAAGGAGCGCTATTTCGACGATTGCCGCCTCCGCTTAGCCGACGGATCGAGGCTGCACATACAGCTGGCGCTGCGGTCGATTACTTCACCCAAAAATACGGCGCTAACCCCACGGAGTAACAATGCCCGCCTTTAGCTACAGCACGCTCAACCAACTGCACCAAAACATCCGGGCGCTGTGGTACCGGCGCCAGCGGGTGGGCAAACTGTACCTCACGCATGAAGAGTACATCGACACCTTCGTGCCGCTCGAAGCCCGCGAACATTTCACAGCCATCGCTCGCCACGTTCAGTCTCGCCCCCAGTGGCATGATTTGTATTGGCCCACAGCTGACGGATCACGCCTGAAGCTGAACGTGTTGCTCGAGAGCAAGGTTGCTCGCCCCGCCCCGCCGTACATGCATGAGCACGTAGTGCAACCCGACGCGCCGCAGGAAGTCGTCGATCGGATCAATAGCTGGCTGACTACCGGCGGTGACGCCAATCGGGATTTCGCTCGCGTGGCGATGCTTTTGAACAAGTTCAACGAGAGCTGCTCCCGCAATACCATCCGCTACTACTGGCCGACGATCATCCCGATCTGCGCTGAGCATCAGGACACCAAGCGCTTCGCAGAGGAGCTTGCCGCGCTCAAGCCTCCGAAGAACCCGGCGCCGTTACCCCGCGGGTTACAGCAGGCGTGCAGGCTGACGGCGGAGACGATCACAACGACGTTGTTGATTCCTACTGACGTCAACGATCAGGGATGGGGTGAGACGACTATCCAGGTCGCAACTGGACAGAAATACAACGAGCCGGACCTCGGCGATTTCATCGGGCTTAGTTGAACGAAAAAGCCGGCGAGGATCTGGACACCCTCGCCGGCCAACTTCCCGCACCCACAGGATGTAAAGGCATTTCGGCCTTCACTGAGGGATTATTTAGGTGACAAAGATTCGTACGACAAGAGCAAAAAGTGATCCTCTTCGAAAAGTTTGGGATCACATGCGCCAGCGGTGCACGAACTCGAAGCATCCGAAGTTCAAACACTACGGGGGACGCGGCATCAAGGTATGCCCGCAGTGGGAGAACTTCGCGCAGTTCGAGCGCGACGTCGGCCCACATCCCGGCAAGGGTTGGACGTTCGACCGCAAGGACAACAACGACGGTTACCACAAGGGTAACGTTCGTTGGGCGTCTTACAAGACGCAAAACCGAAATCGCAACTACACAAAACTGACCGCCGAAGATGCGGCGCTGATCCGGCAACTATACCAACGCAGAACCAAGAAGCAGCTATCTGCCGACTTCGGCGTGAGCTGGTCGCAGATACATCGCATAATCAGAAACGAGGCGTGGGCGTGAGAACTGTAATTCTGGATTTCGAAACCTACTATGACAAGGAGTATTCGCTCCGCAAAATGACGCCGGTGGAGTACGCGCTCGATCCTCGTTTTGAAAACATCCTCTGCGCGGTGAAGGAAGGCTGGCCAAGCAACCAGCCGACCTACTACGTCGATGGTGCCGACTTCGACAAATGGGTGAAAGGCGCCGACCTCGAGCATACCGCCGTTGTCTCCCACAACGCGCTATTCGACATGTGTGTGCTCGCGTGGCGCTACGGCGCGGTGCCGCGCCTGATGATCGACACGCTGGGCATCTCGCGGGCGATGCTCGGCTACAAGCTCCCTCGCCTCTCGCTGGAAGCCGTCGCCCGGCATCTGGGGCTTGGCGTGAAGGGCTCGACCGTCCACAACGTCATTGGCATGAACCGCGCTGCGATCAAGGCTGCGGGGCTTTGGGACAGCTACGCCAGCTACTCCATGAACGATGCCGATCTCTGCGCCGGCATCTACGACACCCTCGTACGCTCGGGCGGTTTCCCAATCCGGGAGCTGGCAATTCAGGACATGGTGCTGCGCTGCGCCATTCAACCAAAATTTTTGCTCGATCAGAGCACTTTAACTGAACATCTGGCTGAAGTCCGCGCCAAGAAGGACCAGCTGCTCGCCAACGCGATGCTCGTGACGGGGCTCGGCGACAAGAGCGACCTGATGTCGAATGACAAATTCGCCGGGTTACTTCGTCAGGTAGGTTGCGAACCGCCCACAAAGATCTCGATCAGAACGGGACAGGAGACCTATGCCTTTGCCAAAACAGACAAAGAGTTCATCGCGCTCGAAGAGCACCCGAATCCGGCCGTGCAAGTCCTGGTGGCTGCCCGTGCTGGCCACAAGTCCACGTTGGAAGAGTCGCGCTGCGAACGCCTTCTGAAGATCTCGCAGCTTACTTGGCCGGGTAACCAGCAGGGCTTGATGCCCGTCCCGCTTCGGTACGGTGGCGCACACACGCACCGCCTCAGCGGCGACTGGAAGCTGAATATGCAGAACCTCCCGCGTGGAGGGAAGCTGCGCCGCGCACTCATCGCACCACCGAACCATACGATCCTCACGATCGACGCTTCCCAGATCGAGGCGCGTATCGTCGCATGGTTGTGCGGTCAGGAAGATCTGGTAGCTGCGTTCAATGCAAACGAAGATGTTTACTCGTCGTTTGCCAGCGACGTGTTCGGTTACCCTGTCCACAAGAAGACTCATCCAAATGAGCGCTTCATGGGAAAAACCGGCATTCTCGGGCTTGGCTTCCAGGTCGGCGGCGCGAAATTTCAGAACACCGTCGAGGTGCAGAGCCAGCTGCAGCTGGGTACGAAGATCGACATGCCTCTTGAGGAGGCGTTTCGCATCGTGACGATGTACCGGCGCAAATACGCCAACATCTCAGCAACTTGGGGCATCCTCCAGACGTTGGGTATCCCAGTGCTTGCCGGAAACGGCGCGAGCTTTTCGCTTGGCCCTTGCGTGTTTGAAAAGGGCAGCGTGTCGCTGCCGAGCGGGCTGAAACTGTTCTACCACGATCTGCATCAAGAGAGCGGCGATCGCGGGATGCAGTGGGTATTCACGTATGGCGGCGAGACCCAGAAGCTCTACGGCGGCAAGCTACTCGAGAACATCGTGCAAGCTCTAGCTCGCATCATCACCATGGATGCTGCGCTGCGAATTCAGAAGCGCATCCAGCTCGGCATGCAGGTGCACGACGAACTCGTCTACTGCGTCCCCGACGAGCGGCTCGAAGAGATAAAGCGCATCACCCTTGAAGAAATGCGGCGGAGGCCGGACTGGGCTCCGACCCTTCCACTCGAAGCGGAGGTCGGCACCGGCCCGTCTTACGGCGATGCCAAGTAACTTTGGAGGTTGCCCGGAATGCCCTGGAGGAAGCTTGCGCATCGCCGTGAGCGTGCGCGCGTCTATAAGCTGATGCTCGAAATGGCGCGCGTTATGCAGGAATCGGCGTTCGACGGTCTGAGCTTCGGCTCGACCATCGATGCGGTCTTCGTCGGTTGCTGTGTCGGACTTGGCCATGCCGAAGATCGACCGATGACGGCCACCAAGATCTCTCACTATCTCAACATGCCGCGCACGACAGTGCTGCGAAAGCTGGACGAATTGATCGCTGTCAACGCCGTGAAGCGCGTCGGGAATTTCTATCTCGTCGCCGACGAGCGCCATTCCCGCGTGCAGTGGCTCGCTAGGTGCAACGTCGCGATCGTCTCGTACGCGAAAGAGATCGCGCAGGATGAGGCGTTACGGGGAAGCCCGTAGTTTCGTCCGTTTCGGACTGTGAAATCCTGAGAATCGTCCGTTCTGGACGCCGATTGTATTGCCTGAGCCAACCACCAAAAGGTTAAATAGTTACAAAATGCTATGTTCGCGTAACTTACGAGATACTTACGTGAAACTATTGAAATATCTGATGAATTTCTACGTGACCCTGTTGACTTCGTTCCTCAGTTGACTCATTTATTTTTGTAACCTTCGCGTGAGCTAAAGTGAACCAAGGTCGAAACCCCAGCCAAGCAAGTAACATCACATGCGCCCCACAACGGCCCCCCTCCCTTCTGACGATGACGAGACGACGCAGCTTCGCACCCGTATTCGCGATTTGGAATTGGCGCTTGGACAGCGCGACGACAGCCTAAGGGCTACGTTCCAGCTGACGCCTGTTTTGTCCAACCTCATGGGCCTGCTGATGAACGTGCCGGTTGTGACACCTGAGATGATCCGCCAGCGACTTGAGATCGCTCCCGACGCGAAAGTCGCCGCACATCGCCTGCGCAAACATCTCGAGCCGTGGGAGATCAAGATCCAGTCGCGCCGGAATGTTGGGTATTGGATCGAAGACGAAGACAAGCTGCGCGTGCGCGAGCTCATCCGCCAGAAGATGGCGGGTCAGATGGGTACCTCTGGGGTAATCGTCGACAACACGGCGGTCGAAGCCGTCGAAGAAACGGCCGAGTAACTCGGTTCCTTCCAGACTGAGCCCGGTGCGGAAATTCCGCACCGGGAATTTTTCCACCCAGAGGACCAGATTATGGAATATTTTCGGGAAACCGAGAGCGCTCAGCCGAGCGACTGGACCACGCGCTTTTTGGACGTCGCGCGGGTCGTCGCGGGCTGGTCAAAAGATCCAGGCCATAAAGTCGGTGCGGTACTGGTGCGCCCCAACCGAACCATCGTGAGCGTCGGGTACAATGGTTTTCCGCGCGGCACGGACGACTATCATCAGCTGCTCAACGATCGCGACACCAAACTGAAGCGCACTGTGCATGCCGAAGTGAACGCGATCATCACCGCCGACGAGAAGCTCGACGGTTGCACGCTCTACGTCACGCCGCTCTACCCCTGCGCCTCGTGTGCCGGGGTCATCATCCAAAGCGGCGTCCGCAAAGTCGTGGCCGAGATGGCGAGCGACGTGCCTGATAGGTGGGCCGAGGACTTCAAAGCGGCCGCGCGCATGTTCAAGGAAGCTGGGCTCGACGTGGAGCTCGTGCGGCGGGAGCAGGCGTAATGGCAATCCCCTCGTACACCGACAAGCTCTACCAGGAGTATTTGAAAATGGCCGGCAGTAGCATTCTCGGCGGCGTCGGCGGTGGCGGTCTCTCGGGCATCGCGGGGCCAAGCTACGACCCATACGCTGCGATGGCAGCGCAGGCGAACCGATACGCCCCCTGGGGCATCACGCAGGTGAGCCACAAGCACGATCCAGACAACATGCGTGCAGCGTTGGCGATCCGAATGGGTTGGAACGTCAACCAGACCGGCATGAAGTACTTCGAGCACTGCGAACCGCGGAAACTCAACGACGAGAAAGCTGTCGTATTTGTCATCCACGAAGGCAAGGCGATGTGCATCGAGGATGACCTGAATCTCTTCCCGAGTGACACGCTCGTTACCCAGCTGCGACTTCTGCAGGATACCTGATGCTCCTGCTCATCTATTTCGCTGTGATGCTTGACGCGCAGCAAGACATGTTCTGGAGGTACTTCCGTTGAAGCCGTTTGCTTGGTCATATTCAAAACTGAAGAACTTCGAGACCTGCCCAAAGAGGCACTGGCACGTCGACATCAACAAGGACGTCAAGGAAGAGGAAGGTGAAGCGCTGCTCTGGGGCAACGAGGTCCACAAAGCCCTCGCTAATCGCATCGCCAAGAACGCCGCCCTCCCCGCCGGCATGGATAAGTTCGAACGCTGGGTGCAGAAGGTCGTTACCGGTCAGGGTAATCCTGGCGTGCAAGTGTTGGTCGAACAGCAGCTCGCGATCAACAAGGACTTCGGCAAGACCGGTTGGTTTCCGAGTGACGCCAAGCGCGCCGGCACCGGCGATCCCTGGTACCGCGGCATCGGAGACGTCATCAAGATCGTTGGCCCTGTAGCGCTGATCGTCGACTGGAAGACCGGCAAGATCCTCGAGGATTCGCAACAGCTGGCGCTGATGGCAGCGTGCGTGTTCGCCCACTACCCCGAGGTCCAGAAGGTCCGGAGCCTCTTCGTGTGGCTCAAAGACGACGCCGAGACCAAGGAAGATTTTCATCGTAACGACATGGCTGCGATGTGGAAGCATCTGTGGCCGCGCATCGAGGCGCTCAAGCATGCCCACGACACAACGACGTACCCGGCGAAACCCGGCCCCCTCTGCCGCCGATACTGCCCCGTCACAGCCTGCCCTCACCATGGGGAGTCCAGCTGGTAACGCGTCGTGGAACCGAACGATGCGGCTGTGGGCAGCTGAGAAGCTTCTACGCAGCCACCTACCGCCCGAAGCTCCTCTGAAGCTAACACAAGTGTACGAGGCGGAATCGCGTCAGTGGAAGGTGTTGGTGCAGTTCGTACGTGAGAACGGCCCCCCAATCTTGATCGGTAGCGAGCTACTCGAAGAATTCCCGAGCGAGCTGATGATCGCTCAAGCGATGCTGGTGGCATGATGAACGTCGACTATCGTGGCATCTTGCGAGCGGCTGAGACCGCAACGGTTGATCCGGCGCTGCCGGAGAAAACTCAGCGTGAGCAGGAAGCCGGCCGGGCGCGGATCATGCAGAACTTGCGCGTCAGCGTCGTTGATGTCGGCATGGAGGAACTCCAAAGACGTTTCTCAAAGCGCAGCGTTCCGACGGGCGGATTACGATTTGTCCAGGCGCAAAACCGCTGGATGGTCGACGTCGTGGTGCACACGGCCGCTAAACGGGTGATGCAGTTCGAGGATGAACTTTTGGAATTCCCGAGCGATCACATGATCGCGCAGGTCGCCTTGGTGGTGTGATGTCTCCTGTCTTTGCTCTCTTCTCGTTCATCTGTGCGATCAATGCCGAATATGGGTGGGCCACTGTCTTCATGTGGGCCGCTTGGATGTACGTCTGATGGGTAAAGGCAACACTCCCGAAGGGCGCGTCAAAGCCGCTGTGAACAGGGTGCTTGCACGTTACCCCGCGAGTTACCGCTACATGCCGGTCCCCTACGGATACGGCTTGAGCTCGCTGGATTTCTTGATCTGCCACTACGGAAGATTCATCGCGATCGAGACCAAGGCACCGGGCGAGAAGCCCACGGCGCGCCAGGAGAAGATCATCAAGGAGATCACCGACGCTGGCGGAAAGGTCTTCGTCATCGACGGCCAGCCGTCGCAGCTCGACGAGCTGGCAGCGTTTCTTGAGCAGGTAAAGAATGCAAGTTCAGATCAGTGCCAAACACAAGATGCTGGCGGTGCCCCTCGCGGAGAACCTCCAAAATCTTTTCCCCGCGGCAAAGCAAATTCAGTTCGCCGGAGCGCCGCATTTACTCCTGCCGCATCAGCCGACGGAGACGTTTCTGCTGAGGCGCCTCGGCTACGAGGTACCGGCACCGATCCTGACGCACTATGACTGGCGGGATGGCTCGCCGTTCAACTCCCAGAAGAGTACGGCCGCCCTCCTGACACTCGAGCAGCGCGCCTACGTGCTCAACGGTATGGGCACGGGCAAGACCAAAAGCGCCTTGTGGGCCTGGGATTACCTGCGAAGTAACAACGTTTGCGGCAGGATGCTGGTGTCGGCACCGTTGTCGACGCTGAGCTTCACCTGGGCGCGGGAGATCTTCAACACGCTTCCTGGGCGCAAGTGCGCCGTGCTCCACGGAACCAAGAAGCAACGCCTCCAGAAGCTCGAAGATCCCGACGTGGATATTTTCATTATCAACCATGACGGCCACAAGGTCATCTTGGATGAGCTGCTCGCGCGGACTGATATCAACGTGTTGTGCATTGACGAGCTCGCGGTGTTCCGCAACGGCGGCTCGTCGCGCACCAAAGAAATGATCAAGCTCGCCAACCGGATGGAGTGGGTCTGGGGCATGACGGGCTCCCCCATTCCGACATCGCCGACGGATGCGTGGGCGCAGGCGAAGCTGGTGACCCCCTCGCGCGTACCGAAGTACTTTGGGAGGTATCGCGAAGAGCTCATGACCAAGGTGACCGCGTTCAAGTGGCACCCGAAGCCGGACGCAGTCGACAAGGCGTACGCGACGCTCCAACCGGCGGTACGTTTCACGCTGGACGACGTGACCGAGCTCCCTGACTGCGTCGAGCGAACCATTGACGTCGAGATGGGCGACAAGCAGGCAAAGATTTACAAGGCCCTGGTCGACCAGTGCTACGCCGCGGTCAAGACCGAAGAGATCACCGCCGCCAACGCTGGCGCAGTGATGATGAAGCTGCTCCAGGTCTCGACCGGCTGGGTCTACTCGAAAGAGCGCAACGTGGTCGCCCTCGACAACACCAAGCGCATCGAGGCGCTGGTTGACGCGATCAGCGCTACCGACCGCAAGGTGTTGGTGTTCGTGCCGTTCAAGCATGCGCTTGCGGGTATCAGCGACGCGCTCAAGGCCGAGGACATCGACCATGCTTGTGTCGATGGCGACACGTCGGCCAGCGAGCGCGCACAGATTTTCAACCTGTTCCAGAACACAGAAAAGTACCGCGTGCTGGTGGCGCATCCGCAGTGCCTTGCACACGGCATCACGCTGACCGCCGCGGACACGATCATCTGGTTCGCACCCGTGACGTCGCTCGAGATCTACGATCAGGCGAACCACCGCATCCGGCGCGTCGGCCAGAAGCACAAGCAGCTGGTGTTGCATCTCCAATCAACGCCGGTCGAGAAAAAGATCTATCGCATGCTCCAGAGCAAGCAGCAGGTGCAGAACAAGCTCCTCAAGCTGTTCGAAGAGCACACGGATCAGACCGCGGAGGCAGCATGATCGAACACCTGATCGAGCTTGGCTATCCGGACGCGAGCTGGGCACCGGAGTGCGACATTTATTACGAATTATTTGCGTGTCGCCCCTGCCGCAACGTCGTAGCTGGTGTGTGGTGGGAATGCGATCGAAACAGTTTCACGGTCATCTTCCGAGAAGATTCGTCTAACACCACGCCCACAGTTGTGGTTCGCAAGAAGCATGGTGGCGAGCTCGGCTTTTACAAAGCCGAAGAACTAGTCCAGGCGATCGCGTTGGTCGATAATTTCGTCAATACCCGAGGAGGTAACCATGACTGACATCGCGAAACGCGTGGAGCAGTTCGTCAAGCTGCGCGATCTCATCAAGCAGAAGAACGACGAACATAAAAAGCTGATGAAGCCGTACAATGAGACCCTCGAACAACTCAACGCGCTTTTACTCGCGCACCTGAACGGTCAGTCGGCAAACAGCGTCGCCACGGATGCGGGCACCGTTTACCGTACCGAGAAGAAATCCGCGTCGCTGGCTGATGCCGAAGCCTTCATGGACTTCGTGATCGCCAATGGCGCCTACGACCTCCTCGATCGCAAGGCGAACGTCACCGCGGTCGAAGACCACATCAGGGAACACAACGCGCCGCCTCCCGGCGTGAATTTCACCAGCACGTTCACTGTCGGCGTGCGTCGCGCAAGCTAGATGGGTAGAGATGGCTACAGAAGAGAAGCTGGCGTACGCGCGTCGGTGGCGCAAGGATAACAAGGATAGAACGAACGAGTATGGGCGGGATCGATATCACCGCAACCTGGAGGAGTCTCGAAAGTACTACCGAGACCGCAATAGAAGGCGGCGCATGGGCGCTGGAGCTGACGAGAAAGCCGACGAGCTTCTCGTGGCGCAGGGTGGCAAGTGCGCTATCTGCTTCTCTCCAGACCCTAATCAACTTGACCACTGTCACGACACTGGGAAAATTCGCGGCGTGCTGTGCGTACGTTGCAACTTAGGGCTGGGTGCGTTTGCCGATGACCCCACTCTTCTCGAACAAGCAATCGAATACCTAACCCGCCAAAGGAGCTAGTACCGTTATGGGTAACCTCGTCCCGCAGAACTTCGGTCCCCTCTCGACCAAATTCGCCGGCGCTGCCGTCGAGAACGATCTCGCCGCCGGCGTGCAAACCGGCTTCGGCATCGTCGGCTACAAGGGCAAGGTTTGGTCGATCCGTAAGGGCGGCAATGAGACGCCGCTGATGCGCCCCGACGGCGACGGCCCGCGTAACAGCATTGAGGTTGTGATCCTCAAGTCGTCGGCTCATGTCTCGAAGATCTGGTACAAGGACGGCTATGTCGAAGGCTCGACCGCCGCGCCGGATTGCTTCTCGACCAACGGCGTGACCCCCGACGCCGGCTCCAAGGCGAAGCAGGCCAACGCCTGCGCCCTGTGCCAGATGAACCAGTGGGGCAGCCGCATTACCCCGGCGGGTAAGCAGGGCAAGGCGTGCAGCGACTCCAAGCGGCTTGCGATCGCGCCGGCCGAGGATATCAAGAATGAAGCGTTTGGCGGTCCGCTTCTGCTGCGGGTGCCGGCCGCGTCGCTGCGGGATCTCGCCGCCTATGGCACGAAGATGCAGGCGCTCGGATATCCTTACTATGCGATCGCCACGCGCATCGCCTTCGACCCGGCCGAGGCGTATCCGAAGTTCACCTTTGGCGCGATCCGGCCCCTTACCGACCAGGAAGCCGATCTGGTGATCGAGCTACAGAACAGCCATCAGGTGGCGACGATCCTGGCGGAAGGCTCCGAGAACGCCGCTCAGCCGGTCTCCCAGGCGGCGCAAATCGCCTCCGCGTTCGAGCAGCCGCCGGCCGCTCCCACCGCTATCCAGGCGCCCCCACCCGCTGCCGCGCCCGTTCAGGCTGCCCCCGCTCCGGCTCCCCAGCCCCAGCCCCAGCCCCAGCCGGTCGTTACCGCGGCGCCGACCACCGCTCCGGCCGCTCCGGCGTCCTCCTTCGAGGAAAGCCTCGACGCTCAGCTGGATCAGCTTCTCGGGTAACGCGAGGGGCCTCGCGCCCCTCGCCTCTTTTGTTTGTTGCCTTCGGGAATGGAGCACCGATGCTCACTCAGCAGCGGCTAAAGGAAGTTTTGCGCTATGATCCAGCGACCGGCGAATGGACCTGGATCAATCCGAACAGTAACCGCGTGAAGGCGGGCGACGCCGCGGGGACATATACGCACGGCTACCGGAAAATAACGGTGGACGGGAAACGCTACTACGCGCACCGATTGGCTTGGTTGTACATGACTGGCTCGTGGCCTGGCGAATGCATAGACCACAGAGACGTTGCCCCCGCGAAGAATGCGTGGACAAACATTCGGGAGGCAACCCGACAACAAAACCAGGCGAATAAGCCTAGACAGATAAACAACACCTCCGGATACAAGGGAGTGTCTAAGTATAAGCGTGGTAAGTGGCGCGCCGTGATCCACGTTAGTGGCAAGCAACTTTACCTTGGGGAGTACGATACTCCGCAAGAGGCGCATTCAGCGTACGTAGCGGCTGCAAGACGGTACTTCGGCCAATTCGCGAGGGCAGCATGAACGAGGCTGCACTCCAAGAGTTCTTCGCCAAGATCTTACCATGGCCGGCTGACGGCGAACCAACCACATACGTCGGACTCCACTGGACGATCGATAAGCTGAACGAACGGACCGGAAAACCAATCTGGACTGGCCGTGCCGTGCGTTCGCCGCAGGAGGCGGCGAATACTGTCAAGTGGGCGGTCTCGCTGCCGGACACGCGTGACCTGTATTTTTGTACGTCGGCACAGCGCGAAGCTCTTCCGAAAAAGTCGAAGACTGGGCGTGAGTATCTCTCGCCGATCAGGTCACAACAAAACGCTGTGGCGCTGAAAGCTCTGTTCCTAGACATCGATGCGAAGGGAGCGGACAAGGGTGGTTATGACTCTCTGTCCGAAGCCGCCACTGCCTTGCAGGAGTTCATCACCGAGGTCGATCTACCGAAGCCAACTGCCATCGTGACGTCTGGCGGCGGGCTTCACGCTTACTTCGTGTTCGATCGCGCACTCACCGTTACAGCTTGGCAGGAGCTCAGTTATGCGCTGGCAGAGGCAGCAAAGGCCCACGGTCTCAGGGCCGACGTACAAGTCACCATCGACGCAGCGCGTATTCTTCGAGTTCCTTATTCTCGAAATTGGAAGCTTGACGCTGCTCGGCCTGTGGGTCTGGCTCGAGATCGTGTTGGTGACGTTTACACTGTCGATCGCCTCGCTCGCTCGCTAGAGCCCTACAAGAAGGCGGAACAGGCTCCCGCCCTCCCGCCCAGGGCTCCCCTTCAGGGTATCAGCGACCTAGCCGCCGGCGTCGACATGGGCGCGGCGGCTCCCATTGATGCCAAAAATGTCGCCAAGGAATGCGCCTTCGTCCGCGATGCGCTCCTCCGCGGTGGCAAGGAGTATACGAACCCGCTTTGGAACCTGACCACGCTGATCGCGACCTTTACCTTGCAAGGTAGCGTCGCGGCGCATGTGATGGCGAACCAACATCCGGGGTACTCGCAGGCGAGCACGCAGGAGCTCTACGAGCGCAAGGAGCGCGAGAAGCAGGCGAAGGGCCTCGGCTGGCCCAGCTGCAAGACAATTAGCGCTTCGGGTTGTACGGCCTGTCAGGCGTGTCCCCACTTCGCTGCGGGGAAATCGCCCCTTAATTTCGGCGCGGCTCATAACCCAACGCCGAATACGACGCCGCCCCAGGCATCATCTCAGGGCTCCGCCGGGGCGGCGTCACCTAACTCCGACCTGCCGGCCGGCTACAAGCGGATGGCGAACAACATCATCTGCCGCATCGTCATCGACATCACCGCGGGCACCGCGCACGACGAGCCGATCAGTCGCTACCCGATGTTCGAGCCGAGCATTCAGGTCCATCCGACCTACATGCTGAACTTCAACACGGTGACAGAGATCGGCCGTACGACGCAGATCTCGCTGCCGATGAAGGAGGTCTACTCGAAGGACGGCTTCAAGCGGCACATGTGGCAACAGGGTCTCGTCATCGACGACAACGAGACCAAGAAGACGATGGAGTTTCTAGTGTCGTGGGTCGAGAAGCTGCAGCAGAACAAGCAGAGCGTAGTTAGCTCTTCGCCTTACGGCTGGTCGGTCGACCGCAAAGGACAACTCGAGGGCTTTGTCTTCGGTGGAAGTCTCTGGATGGCGTCAGGCGATCGCGCGGCCGCCAACCCGGACCCCGTGCTCGCGCGTCGCTACCGCCCCGTCGGCGATCGCCAGCCGTGGATCGAAGCGGCGAAGATGATCACGGATCAGGGGCGACCGGAGCTCGACGCGATCCTCGCATCCGCGTTCGCTGGGCCTCTCGTGCGGTTCTGCAACCAGCCGGGCGTGCTAATGAGCACGTACTCCACTGAATCGGGCATTGGCAAGACCACCACCTTGAAGGTGGCGCAGGCGGTGTGGGGCGATCCGCGGCGTGCGATGGCCGGGCTCGACGATACCCAAAACAGCTTCTTCGGCAAGATGGGGCAGATCCAGTCGCTCCCCGTCTATTGGGACGAGCTCAAATCATCGGACCAGCACAAGCGTTTCGTGAAGCTCGCGTTCACCCTGACGATGGGTCGCGAGAAAGACCGCATGACGCAGGGCGCGCACATGCGCGAAAGCGGTAGCTGGCAGACCATGATGATCAGCGCGTCCAACGACAGCATCATGGACTATGTGATGAGCGAGACGAAGCAGACGCTCGCCGGCGTGTACCGCGTGTTCGAATACGAGGTGAAGCCGTCCAAGACCGGACAAGGCCAAATCGACGACGCGGTGGCTTCGAAGATCGTCGGCAAGCTCGACGACCACTACGGGATGGTCGGCCTCGAGTACGCTCGTTACCTCGGAAGTAACCATCAAACCATCGAAACAGACGTGTTCGAATTCAATCGAGCTTTGGGGACTGAGCTCGACATGCCCAACGAAGAACGCTTCTGGCGCGTGACGATCACGACGCTGCTCAAGGGGGCCGAGTACGCCAACAAGCTGGGCTTCACAGAGATCAACATTGAAGGGTTGAAGGGTTTTCTGATTGGCGTGCTCAAGCAGATGCGCAAGCAGAAGGCAGCGCAGCCGGTCGACATGGGCGACAAGAACAACATCTCGAACGTGTTGGCGCAGTTCCTCAACGCCCAGCGCGCCAAACACACGCTCAAAACCAGCCGCATCCATACCGGGCGGGGCAAGCCGCCCGTCGGTGCCATCAAGATCCTCAACGCGCACCCTGATCGACTCGACACGATCTACGTGCATGTCGGGGTCGATGACAAGAAGCTGCGGATGAGCAGCACCTACTTCAGCGACTGGCTGCAGGAGAAGGGATACTCCCGCCACGTCATGTTGAAGGCGCTGGAGACAGAGTTCGGCGTGAAGAAGCTGCAGGGGCGCATTGCCTCCGGCACTGAGTTCGCGACCGCCGTAGAGTACCTGCTCGAGATCGATCTGGCGGGTACGCAACATGTAAACTTTCTGGACGAAGCGTAGAGGCGAGGATGAGTGACCTAAGACGGACCGGACGACCGCGGACCACCCACTGCAAGCGCAACCATGAGCGCGTCCCTGGCGAGAAGTTCTGCAAGGAGTGCCAGCGCTTTCGCTACCGGATGAAGTACCGGCTGAACGAAGAGTTTCGCACCCGGAAGAAGAAACAGGTCAGCCAATACCGACGCACCTTCCGAGCCGACAATGGCTTTTGGCCTTCTGAACTCTACAGGAAACCGAAGAATGAGCCGGCGACCAGCCCCACACACGCAGGCTGAGATAGCCCGCGTGTTGCGCGCGGCGAAGCAGGTTGGCGTTACCGTCGAGATCAAGATCGGCGACATGGTCGTCACGGTCTCTCCCGGCGAGCGAACAGTTGACGAGCAGCCGCCCGTAAGACTTTGATGGCGCCATGTCCCGCCCCCGCCCGCCCCACTTGCAGCGCCACAAGACCCGACACGGGAAGTACAACTGGTACGTCCAGCTGAAGGCTGGACCGCTTGTGCGAGTGAAACCTGGGTTCGGTGAGGAGGGTTTTGACGAGGCGTACCAAGCTGCACTCGAGAAGGCGCGCAAACCCGCCGCACATAGTATCTCGGCTTCGAAGGGCACTCTGCGCTGGGCGTGGCTGCTCTACCAACAGTCGGGCGCTTGGACCTCTCTGAGCAAGGGGACGCGGCGTGCGCGCGACAACATCATGAAGCATGTGCTCGAGGCGGCAGGTTCAGAGCCGCTCGGCAGGATCACGAGCGCCGCTGTTCAGGACGGGCTCGACCGACGCAAGATGACTCCCTTTGGGGCAAACAACTTCCTGACCACGATGCGCGTGTTCTTCGACTGGCTCAAAGACAACAAGCACGTCCGAACCAATCCCTGCGATGGCCTATCGGTGAAGAAGCCCAAGACCCGCGGCTTCCTCGAATGGTCCTACGAGGACATCCTCAAATACGAAGAGCGATGGCCGCTAGGCACGCGTGAGCGCGTGATGCTCGACGTCTACATGTACACCGGACTTCGGAGGGGGGACGCGGCGCGCGTCGGCCCCGGCCACGTCCATAACGACACGATTTCTCTGGTGACCGAGAAGAGCCAGGGCCAGACGGCCGTTCACCTGCCGCTCCTAGCTGCCCTCAAGGCGACCTTGGCCGCCGGTCCGACCGGCAAACTCTCGTTCATTTGCAAGGCCGACGGCGCGCCATACGTCAAAGAATCATTGGGCAACGCGTTCAAAGACGCGTGTGTCGCCGCTGGCGTCTTGGATAAATCGGCACACGGATTGCGCAAAGCTGCCGCAACCCGCGCGGCGGAGAACGGCGCCACGGCCCATGAGCTGATGGCGATCTTTGGTTGGATCGATATCAAGGAAGCCGAGATCTACACCCGCGCTGCCGACCGTAAGCGTCTGGCGATGCAGGCTATGAACAAGCTCGAACCACGAACATCCTAAGGTATTACCCACCTAAAGGTAAGACCATAAAACCCTCTAACCATCTGATTTATAAGAGGAATTTTTATAAGGTGGCGCGCTCGGAGAGCGTAAAATCTGTTAGAGATACCAGATGGTTAGGTGGTCTTACTAGGGTTTCGGTGGGTTTGATTTGTAAGGGTTTTTTGGTTTGAGGGTCTTACCTTTTGGACGGCGGAAATGAAGCACAGTGGCGGTGAGCCTAGCTGGTACGACTATCTTACGTTCTACGATAAGGAGCTGCCTGAGCCGATCGGTCCTTGGGGTTGGGCGGTGCAGATGGTGTACGTGGACCTGCTAGTGCAGACCGCAGCCCTCACCGGCTGCCCCTTCGACGACCCGAGAGCCAAGCATGTTTACCGCTATAATCCGGCGGGTTGGCCTGACGACGTCCTGCGACCGAAATGGATGATCGCTCAGGCGTGGCTCATGCACCAGGGTCTCATGGTGACACCAACTCTGCAGGTGGTCAGACGGCCCAGTGTGACGATCAAAACATGAATCGTCGATACCTTTAAGAAACTTTGATGTAACCTACGCGGAACGTTTGGGGAACGCCGGCGAGTCATGTTACTGGCGCGTTACCTGGGAGGGTAACGCATGAAAGTCGGTCTGGGGGTTTTAGGGTTTGTGGGTCTGATGGTTGCGCTGTTTTTCGCAGCAGTGCCGGCCGCGAAAGTAGACGCAGCGATCCGCGATTCGAAGCAGTCGGCATACGCCGATCAACAATTCGTCCCGTACATCGACGGCGGGATGAAAGATCCAGGCAAAATTGTCGGAAGCAAAAGCGGCCTCCGAGTTGCTGTCGAAGGCCGCTTGAGGTGGCTGGGGCTGCTCTAACGCTTCTTTTCCCAACCGCGGTTTGCGTGCCGCGAACGCACACGAAGGTTAGAGCGCGCGTTACTGCCGCCGTCCTTCACCATTTTCTTGTGGTCGATGTCCTTGCCGGCGATCGCCTTCGCACCAAGCTCCTTACGCATCGCCGAGCGCGCTTGATTCCGCTGTGACCGGTCCTTGATGATGTCGGGGCGGTGGTTGTAGCCCCGATCCATCTTGCGAATCTGCTCCGGCGTCCTGTGGGAGCTCGGGTCGCGCTTGCCAGCCGGCATTGTGTTTCTCCAGGTAGCTGATCGCAGCTTTTAATGTTTCGATGTTGTCGTCGAACAGTCCGACGCCGGTGTTGCATTTGTGGCAGAGGATGCCGCGAACGCGCTGTGTAAGGTGGCAGTGATCCACGGCCCAATCTTTGTTACTGCCCGGATCTGTTCTTCCGCAAATGCAACAGCAGCCTCCTTGACGCGACAAAAGAGCATCTCTGTCCGCGTAGGTCATTCCGTAGCGCACTCGAAGCTGACGCTCTTTGTATTTGTCAGGATTCCTGAAATAGTCGTCTCGCTGCCGTTCGCGGCTGGCTTTTCGGTACGAGTCTGTGTCGCGTCTGGCGCGATCATAGCTACGCTTCTTGGTGCGCTTTTCTTCTGTTCGCTGCGCGATCAGCCCCTCGGCTTTGCGCGCAGCTTCTTCGGGTGTGTATCTGAGTTCGACCATTGCACCAAGGTGGTGTAGCTACCTTAGGTTAGCAACCCTTCTTGCCAACCATTCCGCCTTTTCCGAACTTCGGCATCGACTTCGCTTTGCCTTTGTTGCCGTAGTTCTGTTGGTTCTTCGGTCCGATCTTGCCGCTCTTGTCGGTCTTGGGGAGTGGCAGTGCTTTGCTCTTCTTCGTCGCCATGGTTACCTCAGGGGTTATAAGTGGACTGGGCAGTCTTCAGGAAGTCTTTGTCTCGGCGGGTGGTCGTGATCGAATTGCCTTCCTTCTTGCGGCGGTCGGCGTAGCTGGTGAGCTGCTGCATCGAGATCTGTTGATCGCGCGACTTACCCTTGTTGAAGCTCTGGATCTTCTTCCAGGCGTCCGGCTTGTCCGATGGTTTCGCGGAGGCCCAGCTCGACATGAGCCGGCTGCGCTCGTCCTTGTCCTGGCGCGAGGCGCTATAAAAAGCCGAATTCATTGCGCTCTGCTCCGCTTCGCGTGCCGGAGTGAAGCCAGCGGCGCGGGTAACCGCCTCGCGCACCGAATAGGGGCTCATCGTCTCCTTGCCGGTCGAGCCTTTGCGGCCCTCACTCATCTGTCTGTACGCGCGGATGCTGTCTGCCGCGAACTTCATCGGCACTAGGAGCTCGGCCGCTTTCGTGAAGTTGCCGGCGGTGAGCTCGTTCATGCCCTTGATCCAGTCGCCCACAAGAGCGATCGGCGCGCCGGCGATGGTGTCGAATGCCCACTTCTTAATGTCGGCCTCTTTATTGCTGCGCGGCTCGCCGAACGAGCTCAGCGAATCGAGCCCAACGCGCGAGCTCAGATCGACACCGATCGCGCGCGGCAAGCCCTTGGTGACGAGCTCGCCCGCCGTCTTACCGAACCAATTCGAAGCCTTCTCGCGTACCGCGTTCTCGACGTCCGACCACCCAGTGGAAGTAAGCCCGGCAGCTTGTGCGCCCATGAGGAGGTACTTGAACGGCTCGGTCGGAAGGCCCAGAGCGCCAGCCATCGCGACGTGCGTCGCCGTCAGACCCGCGAGGGTCTTCAGCGCTTCGGCGCGATCGCCCGGCTCAGCGTTGCGAAGCGCCTTGCCAATATTCATCCCAATAAGGTGGTACATGGACTGCGCAAACTTCTTGAACTGCAGCGAGAGCTTCGCGACCGGATGGTTGAACAGCGGTGCCTGGTTAGTGGCACTGTAGAGACCCTGCGTGTTGTTCACGAGCTCTTGTGCTTTGGCCATAGCCTTCTCGTGGCCGGCACCGCGGGCGATCTCCAGGCGGTAGGTGGCGAGCGCCGTCACGCTGCGGTTCATCATCTCGATGGCTTGGGGCATCTGGCGGGCGATGCCTTCCATATAGCCGAGCCCTGTGTCTAGCTTGCCGGCCGCACCAGCGCGCGACTTGATCAGGCGAGACACTTCCATGCCCGCCTCGGGGTCGATGCTCCCCCGCTCTGCCAGATAGTCGAGCATCGCGCGCTCCTTCGAGGAGAGCCCCTGCTTGATCTGGGAAAGCAGATCCGTCGTCTCACCCTGCGCGTTCTTCGCCTTCGAGATCGTGTCCCTGACGCCGGCCTTGATTAGTCCGAATCCAGAGACATCGCGATAGGCGCGCGACAGCGCGTCGAAGCTGCGGCCCACGCCGTATCGTCCTGCCAACGTCGGCATGGTCACCATAGCCGGCTGCAGCGAGTTCACCACATTGTATGCGGGGGAAAACAATTTATCCATAAAGCTAAGCGTCATCACGCGCTTGGTGATGCTGTTCCAGCTGCCACCCTCGTCGAACACGTTGGCCTTTGCGACGCGCTGCTCGATCTCGTTGGCGATAGAGGATCGCGCCAGGGACTTGTTCTTAGAGTTGTCTTGCGTGACCGCGTCACGCATCTCCTTCATGGCGGCCTCGAGCTCGGGCTGGTGCTCTAACTTCGCAAGGTAACCGGCGGTCGACTGCGCGTAGTCGAGCGTGTTTCTGGTGAGATCCTGAGACGCGCCCTCGACGTAGCGACGGGGCAAGCGCTTACTCTGGATGCGCGTAGAGCCAAGGAACCGCAGCGATGCCTCAGTAAGCGCGCCCTTGAGCTCGCGGCGCTGGTCCGCTGTCATGTCCTGGTAGCCTTTGCGCTTCTCTAGCGAAGCCACAAGCGTCGCCATCTGGTGGCTCAGAAGGTCGCGGTTCTCGCCCCCTTCGAAGCGCCGCTCCTCGACCCCCTGCACATGTAGACCCTCCTTTGCGAGTTCGTACGCCGCTGCCTGTGCTTCGCGGGCGCTGTCGAAAAATTCTACATGGCGCTGCTGAACCACCACGCGGAAGCGCTGTTCGCTCTGCACGTCGTTCGCGGTCACCTTCGTGCCGTCCGGATAATGCGTCTCGCCGGTCGCCGGGTCCACCCAGACCGACTTGATCTCGGGGCGAGTATCCTGCTGCTCGGCGTAGGCGATCGCCCGATCGCGCGCATCCTTACCGGCGAACTCGAACTCGTTGTCGGAGAGTTTTTTCGCGCCAGCGGGAGCCGCTACGTCGTAGGTGGCACGCACGACATGCGAGCCGCGGCGCATCAAGGGGAAGTACGGCCCCTGGATTTGGGAGAGCTCTTTGGCTTCTTTAATGAGTTCAAGAGTCTGCTCGCCAAGAAGATCGCCATCAGCATCAGTAGTGCGCCCCTCGTGAATACGTCGTGCCAGTTCATCGTCTTCGACCCCCAGCGCCTTGAGCACGCGGTTCTTGATGACCCCCAGCGACATTGCGTTCTGTTGCTTCGCGAAGAAGGTCATGGCCTCGGTGCGGGCCTGCCGGAGATCCTCGGGCAGCTCGGCGAAGCGAGCGGCGAGATCAGCGTGTTGCGCCTTGGCCCATTTGCCCTTGAGGGCGTCCTTGCCAAGATGCGCCTGCGACGCGAGATCGCGATCACTGAATACCCCGCTCATCGTTTCATCATGGACGAGGGTTACAAATTTCTGCCAGACCCCAGACGCCTTGTACTTCTTCTCGAGACTGTAGAGCTTGTCGACGATCGGCTCGCTCTTCTTCAGATTGGCGACCGCCTTGACGCGCATCCGTTCGATGGTGTCGGCAACCTTCCGGACCGGGTTGTTACTCCCGAAGTAATGCTCTGCCGCCTGCGCGATCTGATCCATCGTGCGAGCCTTGAGCAGCCACGGCTTGCCCTCCTGGTCCTGGACCTTGGCGCGGTCCTCCGCCCACTTCTGGACGCGCTCCTTGGCTTCGCCGACGAGATGCTCAGTGAGCGCCCGCGGATCGGTAACAAGGTTCACCGGCACGGGTTCGCCGGCGGCACGGCGGCGTTGTACGTCCTTATGAGCACGCTCAAACTGCGTTCCAAGCCGCACGATGCCCTCGATCATGCGCTCGCCTTGTGGGACGCGGCCGATGCTCTTCTCCAGGGCCTTTCGGACCACATGCACGAAGGCATCCCAGAGGGACATCTTGTGGCCGGCGGGCATGCGAAGGGCCGCCGAGAGCTCGCGCGACATAGGCACGGTGGCGAGGAAATCCTGAACCTTTGGGTTGGACATAGCCTCGGCCACGAACTCGTGGGTGTTGCTGAAGGCGTACTTCATCACAGCGGCGAGCTCGTCGTAGTGTTCCTTACCGCTGTGCTTGAGCAGATGCGCCTTAGTCTCTTCCATCATCTGCTTGACGGTCATCGAGAGGCGCGGGTCTTCGTACATCGCGCGAGACGTCGCCGCGTGGACGATCTCGTGAATGACCGCGTGCGCCGTGTGCTCCGGGTTGTCCAGATTGTCGGTACGAATGAAGACGTCTGACTTGCCCTTGTCGACCGACAGATTGTGGAGGCCGCGAGTGCCGACCAGCGGGTCATCGGCGAACGCCGTTGCGACGTCGCCGGACACCTGCGCCATCTGCTCCTTGTTGACGATATGCACGTCGACGTCGCCGACCAGCGCCTTGAGGCGGTTCAGCATCAGATCGCCCATCGCCTTCGGCACGCCGGTGAGGTGGCTCAGGTCAAGCGAATCCAGCGCTTCTTTCGCCTTGAGCGTCTTCAGCGCCTGGACGGTCTTCTTCGGGTTGAACTTGTTGCGCACGCCGGTGTCGGTCAGCGCTTCGGAGAGCACCTCCTCGCCAGCCTTGGCAGCCTTCTTCGGCTTGTCGCTACGGACCCAGTCTTTGAACTCCTGGGCCGTCATGATCTCGATGTCTTTGATGCGCTCGAAACCACGGCCGTCCGAGAACGCACGGTCGTATGCCTGGAGGGCGTCGGCATTGCTTCGGAAACCAAGCATGACCTTGTGTTCATCGAACTTGCCGTCGAAATCCTGCTGGTGGATCACGAACACCTGATCGCTGTCAGGGTGTGGCCCCATGTAGATGTCGACCTGATCGCCGTCGGCGCCCTCACTACGGCGAACGTAACCGTAGTGCTCTGGCATCTCGACCGACCACTCTTTACCGTTCGCGCCTTTCCCGCGCCGCACCGAGCCCTTCGGGTTCTCGATGGCGATATCTAGGCCGTGCCAGCGAACCACAGCTTTCTTGTAGTTGCCGGCTTCCTTCTGGGCTTCGGTGGGGTTGGTGTTGGTCTTCTTCGCGGCCTTATCGACCACCTTCGCGCTGGTGGCTTCCGGCGGCTTCGGCTTGGGGGCTTCGGTGCGCGTCGCAGTGATGTCGACCTTGCCCTTCGCCATGCGAGCATTGAGTTCGGCGATCGCCTTGGCCTTCGCTTCGCCTTCCAGCACCTTGCCGGAGCTCGCAGCCTTGCCCTCTGACCCGCTATCGCGGACCGGACCGCGTGCGGACTTAGGCACGGCGGTATGGACCGGCTCGGCTTCGGCTTCTGCGCCGGCGGTACCGCCAGCGGCCTTCTGCTCTACGTCGCCTTGTTCCTTGCGCATCGCAAGGTCGCCCTCAACCTTACGGGTTTCGCGGAGCACGCTAAAGTCACCGCGACGCGCGGCCCGCTCGGCCACCATGAAGTCGGCGATCTGTTTGTCGCGGCGCGTACCAGTGAAGCTCTTCTGGCCCAGCTTCTTGTGGAGATCCTTCGCCGCGCGCATGTATACGACGTGATCCGAGGTGCCCTCGTAGCCAACCTTGGCCGGCACCTTCACGCCAGCAGCATCCGCCGCCTCGATCATCTTACCGAGTCGCGTGCGCAGCTCCTCGCGCCCTTGGGGCGTCGTGGGGATCTCGGCTTCTTCGGGGACGTGCTCGTCGAAGATCTTCTTGGCTGCCTCGCCGGATGCGGCGCGGGCTTCCTTTTCGGCCTTCGTCCAGTTCTTGCCCTTGGAGATCGGCTCGGGGTTGGCTTCGAACTCGGCGACTTCCTTGGCGTTTTTGTTGGCCTTGCGGAACGCTTCCTTGGCAGCCTTCGCCTCGGCTTCCTGGGCGGCCTTGTCCTTGATCACCTGGAGCACCCGGCCGGTGCGCTTGACCGGCTCAGCGGCCTTCACCTCGGCGGAGGCAACCGGCTTCACCGGTTCAGGCGTGGCAACGGCCTTGGGCGCCTCGGGGGCGATCTCGACCTGCACGGGAGCGGTGTTCGCCGGCGCAGGTATCTCAGGCACACGTACATCCGGCGTGGCCTGGGGCTGGGTTACTTCGGGGGTAATCTGGGTCGGCTCGACGCGACGAGACGCCGCCGCGACCTCGGGAGGTGCGACGGGCTCGGGAGCCACTACAGGTGCGGGGACTCCAGACTGGGGAGTAGGTTGCTCAGGCTGAACGGGTCGTGCGACTCGCTGGGCTGCTTCCGCGACGGGAGAAGGCACCTCGGGAGCTTGGGCTTCCGTGGCGGGCTTTTGCTGAAGGTCGGCGATCGCCGCCGCCTCCGCGATCGAGGGGGCGGCCGGTTCGACGGTCTCAATTACCGGCGCTTTCTTGCCGCGTGCTTTCGATCCGGCTTTTGACTTCGGATAGTCGGTGGGTGAGCGCGTCGGAGCGCTGTTGGGGTTGCCGATTTCAGGCGCGGCTTCCACGGGATCGATTGGTGTTCCACTTCCCGATTGCTTGGGTGGCTGGGCTGTTTGCTCATTGAGGCTTACCTCTGGTTCAGGCTGTTTCGCCTTGATCGCTTCGGCCTTGGCTTTGCCCTTGCCACCGACCGCGGCACCCGCAACGCCGCCAGCGATACCGCCGATCAGGCCGGGCTCGAGCACCGCGTTGACGAGCGCGGTATCGTCGAACTGCTTCTTGAGGCCGGCTTCCAACTGCGATTGCTGGACGGTCGCATTCTCTACACCACCCTGTGCAGCGCCGCCGACAGCACCTTCAGCGGCACCAAGAGCAGCTCGTGCGCCGACCCCGGCTTCCTCGGAAGCAAGACCGATGGCTCCCTTTCCAGCCACACCGGCTGCCACTTTACCGGCCGGGCCGATTGCGCCGGCCACCGAGCCGACGACGAAATTGAGCAGATCCTTGTTGCCAATGATCTTGCGCTTGAGCATCGAGCGGGCTTCGTCCTCGCCCATACCCATCTGGCGGAGCGAGTCGTAATACGCGTTCTGGCGCAGGTCGGCATCGGCGGTCGCGTCGAGCGAGCGGTCGATCTCGTTCTCGTAGGAGCCGGTAGCGAGCGCGCCGCCAACCAAGGCAGCGCCAACAGCGCCACCAGAGAAAATGGCAGCGGCCGCCGGGGCGGCAATGCCCGTCGCTTTCAGCATCGACGCCGACACGGGATGCTCCCAGAAGTCGGGGCTCGTGACGGCGGCTTCCGCGCGCTTGCGTGCGACATCCGTGCGCGATTCGTTGATGTCTTCGGTCGTCTCGTTCAGGTGCTGCTGCAGCACCTTACTCATCGCGTTGACGAAGCGGCTGGTAGGGTTCTGCCCCTGCTCCGTAGTGGCACGCGTAAGGGCAGCCGTCGGCGCTAGAACGCCGCCGGTGAGGCTGGCGGCGGCGGTCTTGCCATAATCACCGAAAGTCGGCGATGCGTTCTCGTCAGTTACCGGGTCTAGGTAAGGTTCGAATCCGCTCATTCGCCGATTGCCTTCCTACCTCCGGCCATGAAGGGCACGTATGGACGCTCGGTTCGAGCAGCCGGTGCTTCCTGCGGCAGCGGCTCGGCGTCTACGCGAGAGCCGCCGGGGAAGGCTTGGCTCGGCCCGTTGGTAGAAACGTCGTCAGCAAAGTCACCGACGGCTTTCCTCAGGCCGGAGAGAACGCCGGGGCGCTTCGCCTTCTCGTCATCCTTGGCTTTCGCCGCCTTGATCACTGCAAGCCTTTCAGCTCGCGCAGCGGCCATACTCTCGAAATCGTCACTACTAAGCTTTATCGCCGGCCCTTTGCCGATACGGACTTCGTAGCCCTGATCGTCATCAAGCTTCTTAGCCGTAAAGCCAGTATCGTCGGGCGTTTTGGCATCTGGAGTCGTCAACCGCACTGCAGCTTCGACCGCTTCATCCGGCGTCAATTTCGGATTCTGAGCCTTTAGGCGATATGTTGCGCCCTTCAGAGCGCGGGCTTGGTCGGCACCGGGCGCTTGTTTGCCATCCCAATAAGCATTGTAGGCCGTATCGAGCGACCCAAGCATCTTCTCTTCATCGCCAGGTTTCATCGCGCCGCTGGCGGCGGAGCCCTTGGCCGGTTTCGCTGCACGCTGCCCCGCGGCATCGAGGAGGAACTGATCGAAGCCTTTGGTGGCTACGTTCATCGCCGCCGCGCCGAGCTGCTGCGGCGACGCGATGCCCTGGTGAATCACCTTGCCGTCGGGGCCGGTAACCGTGAAGCTGAGCTGACCGTCCGGAGACTTCTGGACCTTCAGATCCTTGCCGTCCGGAATGTTCGCATACGCCTTCATAGCTGCTTTGGCAGCGCCGTCGACATCGCCGTGAGCGGCTGCGGCGGCGCTGATCGCCGCATAGCGTTGCGACGCCAGACGGTAATGTTGCAGCATGGCAAACGCCGCGCGCTGGGCGCCTTGTGGATCGCCCTGGCGCAGCTTGTATTGGTAGACCGCGCTGAGCGCACTCATGTTGCGCTCGCTCTCGCCCATCTCGTTATTAGGATCGATTTTTTTATATATGGCGTTCATGTCTGCGAGGGGCGCGGCACCGGCGCCGCGATAGAGCTGCGCCATGCGCTGCTGGCGGTACGGCGACGGAATGCCGCCCTGCGGACCAAGCATCTGCACGCCGTACTTCATGCCGGCAGCGGTCGCATCGTGGGCTGCTTCCATGCTGACCGGCGTACGAGAACGCGCCGAGACGTCGGTCGGAGCACCGCCGATCGCCGGCTCGAGATCGTCCTCGTCGGCCGGTTCGTCGTCTTCGTCGATCATGCCGCCTTCGGCATACATTGGCGTGTCTTCGGGCGGCTTGTCGCCACCGATCGCGGGGGCGGTCGTCAGGCCGGGGCGTGCGGACGGACCTGGAATCGACGCGGCGACCGGGTCTTCCGGCGGATGCAGTAAGTTGTCGTAGTATTTTTCCTGTAGTGCCATGCCCTTTTCCCGAAGAGCCAGGCTGCGCTGCGCAAGAGCCGTTCGCTGGTTGGACGCATTGATAGCGGCGCGCTTCGACTCCTTGTCGAGCTTGTCGTCCTCCTCGTCAGGCGTCTCAGCGATTGCCTTATCGGCCTGCGCGTTCGTCGACCGCGTGATTGCGCGCTTGTATTCTTGGTCCCCCATCGAGGATATCAGCTTCTGTCCCGACTGAGCCGCGCTTAGGAAGTCCTTAATCTCTTGTGCGAACCCCATTACGCTGCTGCTCCCATCGGAATGGCCGGGGCCTGTTGCTTCTGCTGCGGCGCTGGTCCAATCGCGGGCTTGGCTTGCGCCCCCTGCTTCTCCTGGCGCGCCTTCTGAATCATCGTCTGCAGCTGCTTCTCACCGAGCCAGCTCGTCACATCGCGCGGCATAACGAACTCGCCGGCGTTGACGCGAATCTCGGGGCCACCATTGACCTGCGCCGGCACGTCGTCCGTGACAGCACCGGCCGACGGCGATGCGGTAGTCGGGATGGCGCCGCCGTCCTCGAAACCGAGTAGTTTTCCGCCAATTGAACTGGTCGGCATACCCATGACGCCAAGGCCGAGGCCAGCGAGCCCCCCTAGAGCGGCCCCCCAACCAGACGACGCGCTTTGGTCAGCTTTCCACTGCGCCAGCTGGTTCTGGTAGCCACTGTTGAGCGCATTAGCGCTGGTACCCAGGGCGCTGGTGCCACCGCCGAAATACGACGTCGGATTACCCATCGCCGACGCACCGGTCGCCGTGGTGGAGTTGGTGCTGTTCACAGCACCCGTCCCTGTACCGGCCGACGTGCCATAGGATGCGTTGCTCTGCGCCGGGAGACCGTTACCCATGTTGATGGCGTTGCCGCGCAAAGCAAGACCCGTCGCCTCAGTGTTGAGGGCCGATTGCGTACCGGCAGCAGCTTTTGCCGCGGCCTCTGCAGAGCGCGAACCGATGTCGAGTGCCGCGTAGCGCGTCGAAGACGGATCGACGCCGAACGACTCAAGCTGGCGGGTGGCGGCGTCGCGCGCAGCGTCGAAGTTTTGACCGACGGCTGCTTGCGCTGCACCGATCTGCTGGTCGCGCCGCTGCGGGGTGTCGTAGTTCTCGGCGTCCTGGAGATAGCGATCCTGCGCCGGTTCGTAGACGTCCTTGTAGCGCTGATAGTACTCCTGCGCTTGCTTCTGCGTCTGATCCTGGCCAGCCAGCAACGAGTCCACGACCTTGTCGGTCGTGCCCTTGTTCTGCGCGAACTGATCGCGCGCCCAGTTGAGCTGATCCTGGCCGAGCTTGTACTGGAGCTCTGCGGCTTCTTTTGATGCGTTTGCGACGCCGCTCAGGTCGGGCGGCGGAGGGGCCGAATTCTTACTTCCCACATTTACCTCGCTTCAGCCAGCGGCAGTCATCTTTGCGCATCGACATGACGATGAGGTCGCCGTCGGGGAAGATATCCGCGAGGCGCGCCTCTTCGACGAAGCCAAGTTTGCGGTTGAACAAGATCGCTTTTTGGTTACCGCTGTGTATCGTGCCCGTGATTTTCTTCACGCCGAGCTGCTCGAACGGATAGCTGAACGTGACCCACAGCATGTCGCGATTGATCCAGTTTGGATCGAATCCAGCAACGTGAAGCCCTATTGAAGCCCCAGTAAAGCCTGTGAAGATTACCCCGCCGAGTAACCGACCTCCCTCCTCTCGCGAGATAACGTGGTCGCACTCCGGGTTGAAAAACGTCCCGGCTTCCTTCGCGATCGTTTTTGCGTGGGTGACGTTGCCGGCTGTGATCATCACATCCCGAGCATCGGCATGTTGAACCCAAAACTCGATGGCAAGGGCGTATATTTAATGACGATCAAGCCCTGGCGGCCTGCTCCCGAAACGGCCGTAGCTCCTGCGCTGGTGGATGCACAAGTCGCCCCGCCGCCACCAGCACCATAGAGACCACCAGTGCTACCGCTGAGACTTCCTCCACTGTACGCGCCGTGCGCACCGCCGCCCGAGCCATGACTCGCATCATACTCCGTGCCCGTTCCACCACCCGAGGCGCCACCAAAGCCGGCGTCACCCGCACCGCCGAGGTACGAAGTGTTCGACCCTACAGCCGTTTGTCCGGCATTGCCGTTCCCATGCGCGCCGCCTGCGCCGCCGCCTCCCGCAGCGGAGGACAACAAGCTACTGTTCGTCGCGCCGCCGGCACCGCCGCTGGTCTTTGAAGAGCCGACACCAGAAGCAGCTGATCCACCAGCCGCACCTGAACCTGCGGCAAAACCAGCTGACCATGTGCCGCCCGCACCACCTTTCGCGAGAACTGTCGAGGTGTTCCCGAACCAAGTGTCTCCGCCCGCATTGCCATTGGTGATGGCGCCGCTGCCTCCGCTCGTAGCGCTAACCGCGCTTCCACCGGCCCCCACACTATAGCTGAGCGAGGTGCCAGGCGTGACGGCCAGGTTGACGATCTTACTCCAACCGCCGCCAGCGCCGCCTCTAGAGTTCGCCGTTCCCGCAACCGCGGCCCCTGAGCCGCCGCCCCCAATGCACTCCACACTGTCGAGCAAGACGCACCCGGCGGGGACGGGCCAGAGGGAGCCCGAGGTCAAAAATACTGTGACCTGGGTTGCCACTACTGAAGAGCCTTTATGATGTAGGTCGCCACACCGTTGATGCGACGAACAGAGAGAATGAACTTGTGGCCGTTCGTCGTCGTGAACGGCTCGCCCGTATTCGAGTTCACCGTGAAGCCAGAGAAGGCGACCGCACCAGCAGTTGCACCGTTGGTCATGAGGATGTCGACGGCACAATCAGAAGCCGGTGCCGCGACCGTATGAGCTCCATTGTTGGAGTAATACTGATAGTTCCCAATCAATGGGTTCGGCGTGACGGTACCGCTTGTCACGTTGCCAAGGTTCACGGGCGAGACCTTGAAACCGCCTGACACCGTCTGCCCGCCAGCTGTAGCGAGCCGCGAGGTATCGCTCGGATGGACGTGATCCTCACGAGCCCAATTCGTGCTCGATCCCACGGCGGCAGTGCCGTCCATTTGTGGATTTTGTGATCCAGCCGAGCCACCCGAGGCGCCGGTGATCGCCGTCGTGCTGTCATCGCCGCGCTGTCCAGTGAGCAGCTCGACTGCCTGTTTCAGCGCGAGAACGGCGTCTCGAAGACTATTGATGTCGTTGGTCGGTTCGGGAATCGCGGGATATCGCGCCATCAGACCTTCATCAGCTCCTTAACGCTGGTAGCCATCTGGAACGAAGCAATCTTCACGCGAGCTTCGAATTCGACTTGCCAGAAATCCGCTTTGAAGCCGGAGGGAATCCGCATGATCTCGCCGGACGTACGCAACTCGCGGGTCATCACGAGGCGTTCGTCTGCATATAGTCGAACAAGGCCGTACTGATCGCCGGCGAGAGTTTGCGGTTCGCTGGTGTTTCGCGTCGCGTTCTGAGTGGGTGCCCACGGCGGCACGTCAAAGTAAATTCGCATAGCGGCGAAGTTCTTCCGGTCGGTCGGCTGAAATACTTTGCTCCGCCAGAGCAGCACATCGCGATCACTCGTTTCGTCAGCGACGTCGATCCGGTACACCGCATCGTCTCGGATGATTAGCGTCTCACCAGACCAGGGATCGTGAAACACGTTCGTTGTTGGTGTCTCACTCTCGAGCGTATTGAACGCAACCCGCTGGTTCGTCGGGTCTATAAGCATCCCAGTATACGAGCCGGCGAAATCGTCCGGCTGGTACACGTCGGTGCTAAAGGCATCAGTCTGCGCAAAGCCCGAAGTCCGCGATCCATAGGCAAAGTACGCGGTACCGAGACGGGTAGAACGCAACGTAAAGACCTTGTTCAGTCGGTTCCATTCGTCCTTCATGATCAAGCCGTCGGTCACTACCGATGCAAGACCATTGGCAACGAGCACGAGGCCGTTCGGCGACGAGTAGTAGACGCCCTCAGGAGCAGAGACGATCGATCCGCGCGAGGTACAAGGCTCGAACGCCGTCAACTTGGACAGCGTGATCGAGCTCGGATTGATACCCGTCGCGACCATGGGGTAGCCCGACGTACAGACCACGAGTGTCTGATTGATCACACCAAGACCGACGATCGGATATTCTACCGTGTTTGTGTAAGAGCTCGGCCACGCGTGTGGTCGGAATGGCTCACAGAACCACAACTCGTTCTCGCGCCAGCCGGCGACCATCCCGTTCGGCATGGTGATCATGCCCTGCAAATCGGACGGCGGGGCGGTCCACTCAGTGCTCTGCAATTGGTCGTTGGCAGAGACTACAGCGTCCGCGGCGGTGTCGGCGTAGGTCGTAGTCGACACGGCCATTTCTGCGACGAAAAAATACGTCGCCACACCGCTACTCGAGGTTACCGTGCGATACACGCGTGCCTTGTTGAGATTATAGTCCGTGATGTCCCCGGCAGAGGGAGGCGTAAGCGTGAGCGTCCAGGTCGCGTCGATCTTTCCGGTGCCGAGTACAGGCGAGCTCGGCGGCCCTTCCTCACCGAAGGCCGTAACCCAAGTCACCACATACGCGCGCGACACAGTCGTACTCGAAGCGCCGCCAGCGATACCGAGGGTTGGTGCGACGCCCGGTTGAGGCACGCCAAGAATGTAGGAGGCCGAGCCGGCTTGAATTCGGGCCAGCGAGTTCACCCGCGGCACATCGACCGGCGTTGCCCAGTAGTATCGTCCAAAAGAGTCGCCGGCGACCGGCGACCGAATAACGTCTGTGTCGATATTCGGGAACTCCATCCACGTCGAATCGAGGATGTGATCGCCGTCGAAGTTGGATGAATTCGGAATACGGTACACTTTCCCGTACCCCGAATTCGTCATGTTGCGCACGAACTTGGGCGCCACCATCCCAGCCAACGTGCCGTTGTACAGCCAGGTATTTCGCGAAACGGCCGCAGCCTGATCAGGCAGCAGACGGCTATCCGTCGCCGGAATAGTCCCTCCGAATGCGTTGACCTTGACTGCGACCACTTCGATTACTCCTCGCTGACCGGCGGCGGACTATAGGCCGCAAGCACGGCGCGGCCGGCTGCCTGCTCGGCGCGGGTTTTCTCATTGAGCGGCGAAGCCTTTGCCTTAGGCGCATCCTCCACGGAGGTAGCGAATTTCTTCGGCGCCGGCGGGGTCGTCTGCGTCGCGGCGGTTACCTTTTGGGTAACCTTCTCGTCTGCCATAGATATTCTCCTAGTTCGAACGCGACCTGCCCTCGAGTTGTCCGAGGCGGCGATCGTTGTCCCGTTGGGCGTCGCGCTGGTCTTTGGTGATTTGGTCGATCCGCGTCGTTGCGTAATCGAGCCGCTCGGAAACTGTCTTGGTCCAATTCGCAACGCGCTCGTCAAGACGAGACAAGGTTGTCGACATCGACCACACACCGATGACGCCGGCCGCGATCAGTGACGTGCTCACGCCAAAGAAGATCTTGGTGAAACGATCATCGGCCATAGGGCTTCCAGTTCGGGCAGCGCAAGCGCTCCCCCGTTCGATTGTGGACACGCACCTGCACCTGCGTATCTTTGGTGTCGCTCCTCGAGTAATAAATCGGCCGCCAGGGTGCGCAGACGATCTTTGCGTCAGTCGCGCCGATACCGATCGGGTTTATCGTTTGGCAGCCAGCGAGAAGGCTTGCGAGCAATGTCGCGCTCAGCGCCAGCACGGGCGCGGAGACCATCCGCGAGGACTGCACGGGTTGCGGCGTCCCATTGAGCTCGAACTCGCTTTTCGCCATCGTAGACTCCGAATGCGTAACACACCGTCCCTGCGGTGATGATCGCGGCAACCCACGCCGCCTGTTTCCAAAGAGCTGGACGAAACCACACGACCGCGGCGCATGCGGCCATCGATACCACCCAGAAGCTGATGTGACCGATGATCGGCCATATGCCGGCGAGCAGATACATTAGGGTGCCCATAGCCACTCCCAAATCGCTCGCCAGATGCTCTTCTTTACGGGCTTGGGTGGCGGCGCGATCCCCTCAGCGACTCCCTCGAGGCACAGTTGCTTCTCGCCCTTTCGAGAATCGCCGCCTCGTCTCGCAACGAGACCACGACGGACCTGTCCGTCGGAGTGTACGTACCAGCCGGCAAACGCATTGCAGCCTTCGCGAAGCTTGCCCTCGTTCATCAGCTTGAGCATTGGCGAGCGACACACTGCCTTCGGGCCGGCGTTGTACGCGGCATCGAGAAGGGACGCCTTGGTCTTGTCCGGTAGGGGGACGTGAATGCACGGCTCGATCTGCGCGAGATATTTCGGCAGGCTCTTGGCGAGCAAATCGTCGCATTCCTTCTTCGTGAACCGAGTGCCCGCCTTGACCTTCCCGAACTCGTCGGTCTGGCCGTAGCAATAGGTCATGGGGTGCCCCGTCCCGATCATGTCTGGACGCGCCACCGTATCCATGCCCTCCCAGAGCGGCGTGAAGGCCACACAACATGCAATGACCCCGGCCCCGCCAGCTGCGACCTTGTGGGACGTCTTCATTGATCCGCCCCCGGCTGTTTGAGGACGCGAGCTAGGCCGAACGCAACAGACAGAAGAATGCCGCCCAGGATGTAGGCTCCGATCGGGATTTTCCCGGCAAGTGCCGGCCACACCATGATTGCACCGCCGACGGCGCTCCAGAGTACCGCCGAACCGGCTGCAACTTTGATGCTATGGAGTCGCTTGAGTTCGGACTTCCAGTTGTCGATCAACCTCATAGCTTCACCATCACATTCCATGCGGTGAAGGGTTGCATGTTGTTGTGGGAGCCGTTGCCGGTGTTACTCGAGGTAACTGTCACAGTCCCGGTCGCGGTGCCCGTCACGCTGACGAATGAGTAGCTTTGCGGATAGCTGAAGCCGAATGCGCCACCGCCCGTGGAAGAGCTGGCGGCGTTGTATGCAAAAGCCGTCGACGAAGTAGCGCTGACGGAGAGCGAAGCGGAGCCGCTCGAAGTAATTCCGGACGGTGTTTCGCTGAGCGTCAGCTGATGCGTTTCTTCGCCGCCGAACGCACCAAGTGCCCTGCTCGTCAATCCGGAGCCTGCGCCGGCGATAATGATCGCGCGCCCCAATTGCTTTGTCAGCGTGACGCGACAATTTGCAGCCCACGCCGCCGACGCGGTACCTTGAGCGGCACGGGTCGACGCAGCACCTGCGCTGGTCAGAACAGGAGCGTTGGTGTCATTCGCGTTATCGTAGAGCAACGTGAATAGCGCCTGGCAGTCGGCGTTGGCGCGCGTCGACGCACCTGAACTCGCACTCCCAATCGTGCCGTCGTTCATCATCACCCAGCCGGTATCGGCGGTGGTCTTCAGCGTCAGCTTGCCGTCGCCCGTCGTGGGGAGCCCTAATGCCGCAGCGAGAGCAGCGAAGTCCGCGGTACCCAAGAGCGACGCCATGTAGGAAGTCAGCGTCAACTCTTCGACGTCGCCCGTACCGGCGGTCTGGCGACCAAGCACCTTCCCGGTCGCACACTGGATGGTATGCGTGTCGTTCCAGTTCGACGGTTTCACCAACGTGGGGTCGGTGCCGTCGCCTTTGGCCGAGACAAACTTATGCGTGATCGCGATCGTCATACGCTTCTACTACCCAGAATTCGGTTTCGTCGTCGTCTCAGAACTTCGGAAAACGCCAGAGTTGGCCGTTGTTGACGTTCCTGTGCAGTGTCTCCACCTTCGCGTCCGACATGCAGCTGCGGAAGTTTCGAAGATGGATTCCTGCAAGCTGGAGATTCGTGTAGGGCTTGGCCGGCTGAGACATGACGCGTCCGACGAGCCCGTCGATGATGCCCGTCGAATACTTGTTCAGAACCCAAGCCGGAAACTGCGGGAAGCCGTCGCCGTCGAGCGGCTCGTTTACGGTCAGCGCGACCGTTGCGGTGTAGGTGTCATCCTGTGACTGAGCGTACTGAAACACGACAATGCCCGGCGTCAGCATCTGGTACGGACCGACCGGCAAAGCACCGCTGTTGGCGATGGTGAGCGCACGAACGATCGTCGCGTAGGTTTCCGCCGGAGCGATCGTGTAACTTCTGTCAGTTGTGTTTACCGCGAAATCTATGTCTTCCTGCCAGATGTTGGACGTCTGGAAGAAGTCGTTCATCACGTTGTACATCTCCTGCTTCAGCACCGTATCGGTGACACCAGGGACGCGTGAGCGAACGTTGTTCATGAGGCGGTCGGTGTCAGCACTCATCAGCCGAGCCCCATCAGTTGCTGCGTGAATTTACCGATGAACGCCGCTGCGCGACTGTCCTGCGTATCTTCTTCGTCGCGCAGCTGCGCGTGTCCGACCATGAAGTAGACGAACGGCCCTCGATAACCGACGTCCATGGACACCGCGGTGTCATTGTTGGTGGTGAAGTACGGAGGAGAGGATTCGCCGATGAACAGGTCGGGCCGGAGCCGCCAAGCGGTCAGCATGCCGAGATTGAGCGCAGAAAGGAGCTCGGCATCCGAATAGCGATACGTCGGCACCGTGTCTTGGAGCAGGGTCCGCGCTTCGCGCACGTAATCCTGAACGGTGTCGAGCATCATCGCCGTATTCCCCGTGTTGGGAAAGGCGGCGGGGTTTAGGCCCCGCCGCCTAACTCATTAGCCAGGGGTAACGACCGCCTGAGCGAGAGCGGTACCGTCGACGACCTTGTAGCCGTACACCTGCAGGCCGCGCAGGATGGTGCCGAAGGTCTGCTCGGAACGCAGGGTCTCCATCTTCGTCATCTGGGATGCGAAGGTGAGGCCATGGGCGTGACCGGCGTAGATCACGTACTCGCCCGCCGCCAGGCCACCAGCGACACCTGCGGGGAGCAGATTCGAGGTGTACAGCGTGAAGCGGTCGACCATGCCGATGCGGCCGTTACGCAGCATCGAGGTGCCGTCGCCCGAGAGATACGCCTCGCGAAGCTCGGACTGCTTGATGAGCGTGGCAGCCCAGGTGGGCAGCGTGACCCAGCGGCCGGTCTCCGGGATGTTCTGCTCGTCGAGCGTCTGGCCGAGACGGAGCAGAACGTCGACGATCTCGACGGTGCCCGAGGCCGGGCTGCGAGAGACGACGGCCAGCGGGCCGCTCGAGGTCACGCCGAGGTTGATGTTGCCGGTGATCTTGCCGGCGGTGGCGCCACGATTGTAGGTCGCGGTAGCACCGTTCAGCATGCCGGCGAGCACCGCCGTGTCGATCGTGATCTTCATCTGCTCGGCAGCGTCGTCAGACCACATGCTGAGCAGGTTCAGATCCGACTGCACGTCCATGACGTCGTCGAGGATGGTGTTGAAGTACTTGCCCTGGTCGATCGTCAGATCGAGGACGTTGCCGCTTGGACGCTGCAGCGAGAGCTGACCGTCAGCACGATAGTCGCTGATGGTGATGGTCGGCTTCGTGCGGATCTTGACGGTGTCGCCCTGGTTCTTGATCTCGCCTTCGTAGTCGGTGTTGGAGATCGCCGACAGGACGGTCGAGGCGTAGAACTTTTCGATCAGCTTGCCCGACCAAATGGTGGGGATGAAGCCGGTCGAAGCCAGGGTGTTGGCAGTGCCGCCAGACGGATAGAGGGCCGGCGTGGTTCCGCCGGATGCGACAGGAAAACTCATGAGGGAAAGCCCCTAGAAGAGAAGTTACCGGATACGCCCTTCCCTCCCCGCTTCGATGATTTGCCTCTCGATGCGGTCCTTCTCCTGCTCGCGGCCGCGGTACTTACCGCGCTGCACGTCAGCATAGAAGGTGGAGATCTGTGCGTGTGTGAAGGTGGGCTTCTCAGCAGGGGCACCAGAGGCCGCTGCAGTCTTTGCTCTACCTGGCGCCGCGAATGTTTCGAGCGGGATCTTGTCGGACGTGGCGTCCGGAGCCGGCTCTGCCGCTGGGGCCAAGGCAGCCTCTTGAGAGAGGAAGCCTTTGAAGAACGCTACAACACGAGGAGTGTCGTTCTGCTCGTATGCAGCTTTCAACAGTGAATGTCGAATAGCACCAGAAAAAAGATCTGGCAAGGCCAACCACTGATGAAATTCTGGAGCAACGTTGATGTCACGCCAATTGGGCACTTGCGTGTCAAGCGTTGCTTCAAGGTTACGTCGTGCTTGTGCAGCGGTGAGCTGCGTCGTGCCCTGCACAGAACGCTTGAGCTGATCGAGCTCGTTTTTGAGTGTCAGAAACTCCGACGAGAGCTCCTCCTTCGCCTTCTTGCCGACAACCTTCAGAAACTCGTCGCCGTACTCGCTGACTTCCTCGGGCGTGAGAAGACTCTGCGGCTGGAGCTCGGCCGGTGCCGCGGGAGCAGGTTGAGTCGCCACAAGTGTCTGCAGATGAGCGAGTTGATCGCTCAATGCGCGAATGTCGTCAGCGGCGCGCTTGTAGCGGCCTTCCATCGACTTGTATCGATGCTCCCAATTGACTTCGGTGGGCGCAGGCGTCGGATCAGGGTTACCTGCAGGAGTAACTGCCACAGGCTCGGGTGCGGGCGCCGGATCAGACGGTGGCGTCGCCGGCTCCGGCGTAGCGGCAGGGGTGGGATCGGCAACGCCGTGCACTGCCTTAAAGGTGGCCTCAGCCTGTTCGGCGAGACGGCGGACGGCGGGAGGAATGTTGGTATTAGGATCGACCTTGGGAAGTGGACGGACCACAGCTTGACTCCTTATAGCGCTGCGCGCGGCTTAAGCGGCACGGAGGGCTTTTGGGCTTGCTTCTGTTGGATGGCCTCAGCTGTCCTGGTCGCATTCGCGATCGTCTCGCGAATTTGAGCACACGCTTTCGCTCGGCCTTGATTGTGCGTCAGCGCTTCGGGTGGGGACTCGAGCAGCTCGTCGCGGCGCCTCTCTGCGTACAGAGAAAGGGCCGACACGAATTGCGCGAACTCTTGGGGCGCTCGGTACGCTAGCTGCGCGGCCGCGAGCACCAATTCTTTTTCGCCGGTCAATATTCGATCTTGCTCATCTGCATGACGTTGGGCGCATCCAGAGCGCCCGCGCCGCTCGGCGTGACTTTTGCGTAGTTGTTGATCGAACGTTGAAAGGCATCACCAGCCGTGAGCTGACTAACCGCATGACGACTCGGCAGCTGCTCTTGCTTGCCGCCCTTGCCCTTATGCTTGGTGATGCCTTTCATCGTCGTCTCTCCGAAGTGGTTAGGGGGCGGTCCGACCGCCCCCTAACGATTAGCCGAAATTGGTGCCTGAGGCCGCGGAGACCACGAGACCGCCGCGCGGCAATACGACCGCGACGTACTCGGTAGCCGGCTTGCCGGTTGCTGTGAGCGTCAGCACGGCCTTGCCGGTCGCGTCGGTCTGCACCTTGAAGTACTTCTGCGAGGTGATCGACGCGAGGATGGAGCCGGTCGTTGCGGCCCAACCGGTCGAGTACGACGTGGAGGTCAGGCCGATACCGGTCGATGCGTTCGAGACGAGCACGTCGATGTTGTGGACGCCCGAGCGAGTGTTGCCGAAACCGTCGACGGCCTGGATCGTCGCAGTCATCACGTTCGACGCGCCGGCGGCGAGTGCGATCGTGAAGGTAGCGTTAGCGTACGCCTGCAGGGCCTGAACGTCCTTCGGAAGATCCTTCTCGTCAGTCCGCAAACGAGACTTAATGACGTATGGGGAAACAGCCATTGGTCGAGCTCCTTAGTTGCTGGTCTTGGCGGTGTGACCGGCAACCGACGGCTTTGCCGTGCCCTTGCCGAACATCTTGCCGTTGCCGCCCTTAGCGAATTTGCCGCCGTCGCCGCTGGTCGCATGCGACGTCATGCCGGACTTCTGAGGACCGGCATGCTGCTTGCCAAACATCTTGGTCTTTCCGCCTTTGGCAAAAGACGGGGTTTTGGACGAGATAGTCTTAGTCTTCGCCATCGGGTTCTCCTCTGTCTGGCGGGTTAGCCAACCCCGCCGGCGATACGAGTCTGCGGACCCATATCTTCGGTGACGTTGGAGCCTTGCTGGTTGCCTTGCGCTTGTGCGGCCGCGGCAGCCATATTCTGTGCTTGCTGTTGAGCCTTGATTTCTTCGGCACTCGGCACGATTTCCTCGCCGTCCATGCCGATCGAACCGGCGACCTTGCGCAGCACCGCGGCGCGGCCCTTCGGTCCGATGATCTGCATGTCGACTGGATTAGCGGTGGCCTGGAGGAATTCGAGCTGACGAGAGCGCTCGGTCTCGCGCTGGATCGCGACGTTGACGCCCTTCACGCTGATCGACTCCTCGCCGGTCAGCATGCCGGATGAATCCGTCAGCATGATCATGTCGAACAGGTTGTGGAGCAGCGGATCGAATACGTCGCGATCGATGTTCGCGGCGACCGTCTGCAGGATCTTCGAAGCGTTGCCCATCAGCATTGCGAGGCCGGACGCCGTACGTCCTGCCCCACCACTCGAATTGCCGGAGAGATACTTCGGAATGGCCGAGAGCTCGTCGGCCATATCGCTGAACTTCTGGTAGGTGGCAAGCAGCTCGGCTGCGTTGGAATTCGGCTGAAAGAAGTCGACAGGCTTCTGCGCGCTATTGGTCGACATCGGGTCCGACGTCACGCGCCAACGTTTCCATGGATAAAGATCTTCGCCGTCTTCGTCGGGCGCCAAACGATCAGTGTTGACCACGACTTGCGGTCCGGACGAAATCGAGAGGTTGTTAACCAGGGAGCGCAGCGTGGCGTTCGCCACTTCCTGAATATCACTAAGGATATCCGGAAGGCCGTTGCCGACGGGCGTGCCAGGCACCTTCTCGAACGAGGTGATAAAGTAAGGGTGGCGCTTGCGCGGGCTTGGCGAGAACTGGACTTTGATGACGTGACGACCGATCAGCCACGCCTGCACCATGTAGTCGCGCATCGGATCGGGGACTTGCCTCGCATCCAGCCCGTACTCGAGCAGCATGCGACCCTGAACATTGCCGTGATATTCGAGGCAGGAGAGTAGGCCCGAACGATTCATGTTCGGATTTTCGCGCTTCTCCTGGATCGCGCGCTCGGCGTCGGTCATGTCCCAATCGTCGTTGATGCCGCCGCGACCGTACTCATCAAGTACGGCGAGGATCTCGTCGCGGTTGTAGCCTGGCAGATCGAGCAAATCGTTGAGGTCCGCGCGCGTGACGCGCGTACGTTCGATAACGGCGGCGTCCTCGATGTCAGCGACGCCGGGCGTCCACCAAATATCGAACGGCGAGGTTCGCTGCCAAAACAGGCGAGGCTTTTGTTGAACAGTTGCTTTTCCGCCGTTCCACACTACGGCTGGCACAATTCGGACCACTGGCCCCTTGATGCAGGCGAACGGGAAGAGCGGCAGGTCGACCAAAAATTCAGCGAGCGCCTTGTAGAAGTTTCCTTCCTTCAGGAGTTCGTCGATCTTGTCTTCGGCGATATGGGCCTGGTCGGTGGCCTTTTTCTTTGCGGCCTGGCGCGCCGCTTCCATCAGCGCGAACGTGCGATCGCGGATCGCACCAGTATCGACGGGTTGACCGACCTGCGCTTGCGTTTGGGCTTCGATACCGACGAGCTGCGCAATGCTCTGGAGAATTTCGGGCGGCACGTCCGGATCATCCGGAGGATCGATGCCCCACGGGCGGTCGGGCGAAAGGTACACGTCACGCAGTAGTGAGCTCGCGCCGCGGCATTTCATGGCGATCAGACGCGCGTAAACGTCCGAACCGCCGAACTGTTTGATCTGCGCCAGCTTGTCGGCGTCGTACTGGCCGTTGAAGGCACGAAGCGCGACCAGCAGCCGGTTAGACCAGCCGGCGACAGCGTCGTTGCGGTGTTGCTTGAAGATCTCGAACTGGGTGCGGATGAACGAGGCAAGACTGGAGAGCGTGGCCTCGTCGACCACTGCCTCACTCTGAGCCTTCGCTTCGTCCTGCGCCTTGATCGCGGCGTTGAGCTGTGCGGGGGGCACAACTCGCAGCACACCGCGTACTGCACCCGTTGCCATGAAGCCACGAGATACAGTATACCCGATCGCGAATCAAACGATTACTGGTATCATGTAAGTATCATGGCGTCAACCCCTACACGATCCGCCGGTCTAGGCGACAGTGATCTAGTAAAGCTTGCCCGCGAAATCGCGATGGATATTCATCCCATCGACGATATACTGAAACAATACTCAATCTCTAATGAAAAATGGGAAGAACTACAGCGAAACGCAAAATTTCAGACATTGCTTTCGAGCGAAGTTGAAGCCTGGAATACGGCCCTCAACACTCCGGAGAGGATCAAACTCAAAGCAGCAGCGATGCTCGAGGAGTGGTTGCCCGAGCTGAATAATCGCCTTCACGACGGCGCCGAGGCGCTTCCGGCAAAGATCGAGGGAGGCAAGATGCTGACCAAGCTTGCCGGCATGGACCAGAGGGCGGGCGATGCGGGCGGTAGTGGGGAGCGTTTCAGCGTCGTGATCAATCTCGGCAACGTCGCGCCGGCGATCGAGATCTCGAAGGAGTTACCCAACAAAGTAATCGAGCACGAGCCGCTGAATGACTAAGAGGCTCGCCGACTTATCCCCCGAACAACGAGAAGTCGTGCGAGAGAAGGCCAGAGCATATAGGGAAGCTACAAAAGAGCGTCGACGAGTTTATGACCGGGAATACATAAAGCGTCGACGATCAGTTGACCCCCAGTATCGCGCCCGACGAGACGCCGTTTCGAGACGGTCTCGCATAAAGTCGAAGTATGGAATTACAGAAGCCCACGTAAAACAGACGATCGCAAACCAGAAAAACAAATGCGCGATCTGTGAGCGTCGATTGAAGGGCTACCACATCGATCACTGCCACAAGACTGGGAAGTTCAGGGCGATCCTGTGCCCCGGCTGCAATACCTTCCTCGGAAAAATTGAGAAGCACCCACGAAGGCTGTGGGCTGCTTTGCACTATCTAGAGCGACACAAATGACCAACATCGTTTACAATGCGCCGCCGACGCTGGCGCGCTTTATGAGCTCCGCTTCTTTCGGTCGTCTGGTTGCTGGTCCGGTTGGTTCGGGTAAGACTACGGCCTGCATCGTCGAGCTCTTCCGTCGAGCGGCCGAACAAGCTCCTGCTCCCGACGGGCTTCGATACACGCGCTTTGCGATCGTACGCCAGACGCTGAAGCAACTCAAAGACACCGTCCTCAAAGATATTCTCGACTGGTTAAAGACGGCCGCAACCTACAAAGTCAGCGATAACACCGTCTACGTGTCGATCGGCGATATTCGGTCTGAATGGCTACTGATTCCTCTCGACGACCCCGAGGACCAGCGCCGGTTGCTGTCCATGCAGCTCACTGGCGCCTGGATGAGCGAAGCAATTGAAATGGACTATGCCATCGTCGCGCCGCTCTCCGGCCGTTGCGGTCGTTATCCGAAGGAAGGCGCAACGTGGTCGGGCATCATTGCCGACACCAACATGCCGACGGAAGGCACGGACTGGCACAAGCACATGGACGAGCCTCCAAAAGACTGGGTGGTGTTTATCCAGCCGGGCGGGCTCGAGCCGGACGCCGAGAACCTTCCTTGGCTTAATCAATCACCAGACACCAAGAAGCTCGCCGAGAACGACCCGCTGCGCATCGAGCGCGGCCGCGAATACTACCTGCGCAACGCGCGCAATCCGAATCCGGACTGGGTACGGCGTTATGTTCACGCCAAGTACGGCAACGATCCGAGCGGCACGGCGGTGTTCCGTGAAAGCTTCAACCGAGCCTTCCACGTCGTCGAGGATCTGGTACCGGTAGCGCATAAGCCACTCATTATCGGCCAGGATTTCGGTCGCGACCCCTGCAGCGTGATTTGCCAGCTGGACCACCAGGGGCGGCTTCTGGTGCTGCAGGAGGTGATCGCCGAAGATATCGGCCTCGAGCTCCACATCGAGAAGGCGCTGCGGCCGGCGGTAATCCATGAGCGCTATCTCGGCCATGCGATCGCGATGGTCGGCGATCCGGCCGGTATCTCCAAAAGCTCAATCTATGAAGAGACCACGTTCGACGTCCTAAAGCGTCTCGGCTTCAACGCCTTCCCCGCCCCGACCAACGACATCGACCCGCGTTTGCGCGCCGTAGAAGCCTTCCTGTTGGCCCAGCGCAATGGCGGTCCGGCGATGCTCATTGATCGCGATCGCTGCCCCACGATCGTACGGGCGCTCGCCGGCGGCTATCGTTACGCCAAAACCCGTAATGGCACGCGCAAGCCGCTGCCCGACAAAAACGAATACTCACATATCATCGACGCGCTTCAGTACGCCTGCCTCGCGGCGCACGGCGGCATGTCGGGGTACTTCGCTCGAATGATGGCGCATAGGCCGCGATCGACCCGCGGCAAGATGCCGACGGGGGCTTGGACTTAGTCCTCGTCGATTGAGCCGGCGATCGCCGAATCCAGAAAGCGTGCGTTGAGGAACGCAACAGCGCCAAGCGCCGACGTTAGGAGCGGCGTATCGATCAGCTCGTTTCGCGGCGACCAGGCTGACTTCCCGACACCGTCCGCGTCCACGGTCGCATAGGCCAAAAATCGCACATGACCGGCTCGGGCTTCCTCGAGCAGATCCTCAAGAGTCGCCACCACGTTCTCCTGCACCGGAAGCACCTTACTCTCGGGGGTAACAACCATCTTCGGCCGGAACGGGACAATCTTCTCGTTGTCGTTGGTCATAGGTCTTTGATCCAATAAATGGCGTCGCGATGCGCCCAGGGGTTGGTTGGGGAGAACGTGCGGTAGCCGGCGGCAATGATGTTGTTCGCCGAGTGGGGATTGTCGCGAGTGTCGCTGACGATGCGACGCCAACCCAGCTTTCTAGCCTTTACGTGCATCGCCCGCATGAGACGTTTCTGGAGCCCGCGGCCGCGGTGCGACGGATCAACACCGACCCGCCAGAAATACCCGGCATCGGCACCGATGATGGACTGCTTGATGCCGATGAACGCTGCGGGGGTGCTCTTGTGGAAGGCGATCCACCAATAGCCCTCTGTGAAGTCGACAACCCTTGCCGTCTCCTCGAAGGAGACCGCATGGAGTTCAGAAAGCTCTTCCTGGTAGTCCGCGCCGTCAACTTCCCGAATGCGGTAGGTCATCGGCGCGCGCCCCTACTCGTAGATGATCTTGTATTCGGGGTAGTGCCGCTTCATCGCGACTGCGACAGCGTGCTCACCGCAGGCACCGGGAGAATATTCCCAACCCCGCAACATGTAGATTGCGTCGCCCTCGATAACCCTGGACACGTCCCAGAGAAACGCTTCACGGAAGTCGAATCCCTTCGAGATGGCCTCCTTGGCGTCCCCGGTAGCGAACCCCGCAAGATCCTTTTCCGCGTCCTTCTTAGCAGGATTGAATACCGTCCAACCTTGCCGCTCGAGCGTATACTGGGCGCGAAAGAACGCCGGGAAGTTGAACTCTGGATATCCAGTCATCGGACCGGCGATGTAAATTTTCACGCCGCCTCCTTCACTGCGCGCTGTTCGGTGTACGAGCTCTCGATCCACTTCTGCAGCAGAGGCATCGTGTAGAACACGCCCTTACCGAGCTTGACGTGCTCCGGCCCTTTGCGCTGGCCGCGCCAAGTCGCGAGAGTCGTGACTTCGACGTCGAGGATTCTGGCGGTCTCGCTTTCGGTTAGGAGACCCAGCGCCTTGCGCGCCTGGAGCGCAGTGTCGTCGATCGATTCAGTACTCATCGAAACCCTCTTTGGTGTTAGGGTTAGATGATTCGAAAACCTGCCTAAGTCAATGAAATGTATAGGAAATTTTCAGGAGACCGAAGGGGTTACTCGGTCTCCCTGAGACAGCAAAAGAGAGGACTACATGGTGTCAATTTCGCAGTGGGGTATGTTTCTCGTAGACTTTGAAAGCTACGGGAAGTTGATGGGATGCGGCGGCGTTCGCATCTATCTGGCTAATCAGG